GAGAGAGTTGAGCCTGCTGCAAGATCAACTCAAGCAAACCAACGCTCGACAGGATCAGCTGCTGGAACAGGTCAACCGCATCGACAGCGAACGCACCCTCCTCCAGGAACGCTTGCGCGCTGCCCTGCTGGAAAGCCAGTCACTGAAACAGAACGTCGACGAGCAGTCGCAAATAAACAAAGCGTTGGAAATTGAGTTGCTCAAGACTCAGGCGAGCCTTGATGAGAGCGTGCGCCTGGCGGCCGTCATTGCGACAGCGCCAGACGCATCAGAGCCCAAAAAGGACGATTAACCCGCGACCGGCGTGCGCATGGTGACGAACTCTTCGGCGGCAGTCGGGTGCACGCCGATGGTTTCATCGAAATCGCGCTTGGTGGCACCCGCTTTCAGGGCGATCGCCAAGCCCTGCACAATTTCCCCCGCCTCCGGACCGACCATGTGACAACCCAGAACCTTGTCGGTCTTGGCGTCCACCACCAGCTTCATCAGGGTGCGCTCCTGACATTCGGTCAGAGTCAGCTTCATTGGGCGGAAGCGGCTTTCGAAGATCACCACATCGTGACCGGCCTCCCGGGCCTCTTCCTCGGTGAAACCGACCGTGCCGATGTTCGGCAAGCTGAATACCGCGGTCGGGATCATCTTGTAATCGACCGGGCGATACTGCTCAGGCTTGAACAAACGTCGCGCCACGGCCATGCCTTCAGCGAGCGCTACCGGCGTCAATTGAACACGACCGATCACATCGCCAAGCGCCAGGATCGACGGTTCAGCCGTCTGATACTGCTCGTCGACCTCGACGAAACCTTTCTTGTCGAGTTTGACTCCGGTGTTTTCCAGCCCAAGATTATCGAGCATCGGACGTCGACCGGTGGCGTAGAACACACAATCCGCTTCCAGCTCACGGCCATCCTTGAGAGTCACCTTCAGGCTGCCATCGGACTGCTTGTCGATACGTTCGATGTCAGCGTTGAATTGCAGGTCCATGCCGCGCTTCGTCAGCTCTTCCTGCAAGTGTTTGCGCACTGCACCGTCGAAGCCGCGCAGGAACAGCTCACCGCGATACAGCAACGTGGTGTCAGCGCCCAGACCGTGGAAGATCCCGGCGAATTCGACGGCGATGTAACCACCGCCTACCACCAGAACGCGCTTGGGCAGCTCTTTGAGGAAGAACGCCTGGTTGGAGCTAATCGCGTGTTCGTGACCCGGAATCTCCGGGATCTGAGGCCATCCACCGGTAGCAATCAGGATGTTCTTGGCGGTGTGGTGCTCGCCATTGATCTCGACCGTGTTCGGGTCGACGATTTTGGCGTGGCCTTCATGCAAAGTCACGCCGCTGTTAACCAGAAGGTTGCGATAGATACCGTTCAGTCGATTGATCTCGCGATCCTTGTTGGCGATCAGCGTCGCCCAATCGAACTTCGCTTCGCCCGGTGTCCAGCCAAAACCCGACGACTGCTCGAAGTCTTCGGCAAAATGCGCGCCGTAGACCAGCAGTTTCTTCGGCACACAGCCGACATTCACACAAGTGCCACCCAGGTAGCGGCTCTCGGCCACCGCCACTTTCGCGCCAAAACCGGCAGCAAAACGCGCAGCCCGCACACCGCCGGAACCGGCGCCAATCACATAAAGGTCAAAATCGTAGGCCATTTTCAATCTCCTCGGCAGTCCACAAGCATACCCGCAGGCATCCGTTGGGCAAGCGCTGCAAACGATATGGGGACGGAAAATGAAAAAGCCACCCGAAGGTGGCTTTTCAATACAAGTGGGTCAGAGGCTATCAGTAAGCCTTGCCAGTCTTGTAGAAGTTCTCGAAGCAGAAGTTGGTGGCCTCGATGTAGCCTTCAGCGCCACCGCAGTCAAAACGCTGACCCTTGAACTTGTAGGCAATCACGCAACCGTTTTTCGCCTGCTTCATCAGGGCGTCGGTGATTTGAATCTCGCCGCCTTTGCCTGGCTCGGTTTGTTTGATCAGCTCGAAAATATCCGGCGTCAGGATGTAACGACCGATGATCGCGAGGTTCGACGGTGCGTCTTCCGGGGCTGGTTTTTCGACCATGTTGCGAACGCGGTACAAATCATCAGCGATCAGCTCGCCGGCGATCACGCCGTACTTGTTGGTTTCCATCGGATCCACTTCCTGGATCGCAACGATGGTGCAGCGATACTGCTCGTACAGCTTGACCATCTGGGTCAGGACGCCGTCGCCTTCGAGGTTGACGCACAAGTCGTCCGCCAGCACTACCGCGAACGGTTCGTCACCGATCAGTGGGCGGCCAGTCAGGATCGCGTGCCCCAAGCCTTTCATTTCGGTCTGACGAGTGTAGGAGAACGAGCACTCGTCCAACAGTTTGCGGATACCGACCAGGTATTTTTCCTTGTCGGTGCCTTTGATCTGGTTTTCCAACTCGTAGCTGATGTCGAAGTGGTCTTCCAGAGCGCGTTTGCCGCGACCGGTGACGATGGAGATTTCGGTCAACCCAGCGTCCAGTGCTTCTTCGACGCCGTACTGGATCAGTGGCTTGTTCACCACCGGCAACATTTCCTTGGGCATGGCCTTGGTCGCTGGGAGGAAGCGCGTGCCGTAACCGGCTGCTGGGAACAGGCATTTCTTGATCATGTGAGGCCTTGATTGGGTGATGCATCCATATTTTCGGCGCAGTCTAATCAGGCAGAAGACTTCTTACAACGCCCGACGCTGACTAACTGACTGCCTTCATAGAAAAATATTGCCACCGATAGTTGCGAGGCAGCTTGTCACTATTAACAGTTTCCCCTCGCAAGAAGCTGCATCGAAGTGTGATCTGCCCAAGTAGCCAATGATTTGGCAGATCACACCGCGATGCGGACGAAACCCCGGCTTATACCGGCCAATGCACTCATCAACTAACCCAGCGCGGAGGATTGGCAGCCATGTAACCGATATCGAAAGCCCGCCAGAAGGCGGCACATGCGTCACGTAGGGAGGTCTTCGTGACGCCAACAAAAGCCCGGTTCCGATCGGGCTTTTTTACGCGTGCCTTTATCCGTCAGCACTCTCCCCTGCGCCCAACGGCAACCAGCAGGAGGCCCGAGTGCTGACGAATACACGCAACCCCATCGAGGAATCGCCATGCACCAACTACTTCAACAGCGAGTCGACGGGGTTGCCGCCCTGCGTGCCCGCGCAAGCATCGCCACCGCCGCTTTCTACGCCTTGATTGGCAAGGATCAGCCCGTGCAAGAGATTCGCTACCAGGTTCAAACCAAGGGCAACGCCTATCACATCGTTGAGCGCTCCACCGGCCTGACCAAAGGGTTTCGCTGGACCTGGAAAGAAGCAATCAACTTGGCTCAGGTACTGGAAGCTCGCGCCGACGGCATCAAGCTCTCGCTGTCAGGGGTGCGGAAATGATCGGAGTGCCAATGCCCGACCCGCGAGACTCGATCGTCGCGAACCTGAAACAGCAGCTGGAGCAATACTTTGGCGCAGGAAAACCGGTGCAGGAAATCGCACCGGGCGTCAGCGGTGAAAAGGCGGCCATGTTCGGCACCTCTCACAGCAACAAGCTGCGTGTCGAGCGGGACAAGATCGCGCCCAGGCTGAAGGAGCTAGCCGAGGCCGGCACACCCATTGCCAAGGCCGCGAAAGAGTGTGGCATGGAAGCTAAACGCGCGCGGCTCATCGCTCGGGAAAATGGCTTCAAGTTCACATCATGAAGCGCCTCAGCAACCAGGTGCGCCAGCGCCGACGACAGACATGGCTGGATCTACCGGCCCACGGAATTGAAGAGGCAGGCCATGGCCGAGGAACTGCAGGAGCCGACGGCGGAAGCCATCAAGCAGCGCAAGAAACGCGAGAAGAAAGCTGCAGACGACGCAACGAAGGGAGTCGGTCGCTTCAAGGTTGAGGTCGCCGGCGTGTTCATGCCCGACCTCAAGCGCCTGATGAAAGAACATGGCTTCAACAACCAGCAGGAGGTGTATCAGAACCTGCTGCGCAATGTGATCGCCGCCGACTTCGATACCGCCGCCCAGATGCTGCGGAGTGTCACGACACCTTATGAACCTAGCGAGAAGGTGTTGCGACAATTGAGGGCAGCCGGGCTGCAGCACTTAGCGAAATACCCCAGTGAACAAGATGACGAAATTGTTTACCCCGCATGACTATCGCGCAACTATTTTTACAGCCTACAAAGAACAACCAAACATAATTGACGCACCTCCCACATCAATATAATTAGATATTTATCAATCTGCAAAAATTAGTTAGACCAATATCATTTATTATAACCGGCGAAATTGGATCACTAATGCGAGGCACCCATATCGCGCGAACCTCAACTTGCATAGAGAATTTTGGCTCCTTAATAATTGCAGGATGCGCCCCCCAGTTCCGACCATTCCAAACTTCACTTCGCTCTTTATACTGAATCTTTTCGATTGTTAAAAGGCGGACAGGAAAATTAAAGTTCAATGTCTCGGTGAGGCGCTGATAAAATCCATTAACGTCAAATATTTCAACGCAAGATTCAGCACCCTCAAATTGCCGCATCACGCGCCTCGAAAATTCAAATGAAGTGCAATGGATAAAGAAATCAGGCACATCAAAGGTCTGACACAAAGTAAAGTTTTCGACATGAGCGCCACGACCAATCTTGACACCGTTAAATTGCCTTAGTGCTTCTACATGAATACTTCCAGCATCTGAAGTATTTACAATTGGAATATGATGCTCAACGAACTTCGTACCTTCGGCTGCATCAAATATCCCTTCTTTATGTTCGGTTTTTCTGAAGTCATGCAAGGTGCCGATCCGTACATTGCCTAGCGCCAAAAGCGCGTCGTTGTATTTAACAGCTGAATATCTGAAAACTGACGCCATAAACGCTCCTTCCGGCTCCATGCCGGGCCGAACACAAATACCCCAACCCAAACCAAATAGCCACCACCGGTCACGGAGGGCGGCGCCTACCTGAGGTATTCGCAATGCCCGTACTCCATAGCGTGATCCACAAGATCGACAAAAAGCCCGATGGCCTCCCCGCCGTTCTGTTCCTCGGCGCTGCCGAGCAGGTCGAGAGCCAGGCTCGGGACGATCTAATGAGCCAGCTCAACGAAAGCTACAACGCCACCGCCGGCAAGGGCTGGGGTTTCTTCCACGCTGAATCTGGCGCGTACCCACTCAGCGGCTGGCTCGCCAAATACCTGGCTGGAGGCTCCGACTTCCTCGACTTCAGCGTCACCGCCGTCGAGCATCTGACCAGGCTGATGGAAGAATCGAACCTGACCACCGGCGGGCACGCCCTCTTCTGTCAGTACCAGCAAGGCCTGACCCAATACCTGGCCATCGCCCTGGTGCAGGAAACGGAAGCGGTGACCATGACCGAAGAGCTGCACCTGATGACGGTCAAGCGCCTGGACCTGGACCACATCCGCCTGGCCGCGCGCATCAACCTCAGCGAGTGGAAAAACAACCCACAGTCGCGTCAGTACATCTCGTACCTCAAGGGCAAGCAAGGCCGCAAGCTCAACGAGTACTTCCGCGATTTCATTGGCGCACAGGAAGGCGTTGACGGCCCGGGCGAAACCCGCACCCTGCTCAAGGCGTTCAGTGACTTCGTTGAAAGCGAAGATCTTGGCGAGGAGTCAGCCCGCGAGAAGACCAACACCTTGGTCAGCTACGCGATGGCCCAGGCCAAGCTCGGCGAACCGCTTACCCTCGACGAATTGTCCGAAGTGCTCGACGACGAACAGCCAAAAGCGTTTACCGATTTCATCCGCGACAAGGATTACGGCCTTTCGGCTTCGCTGCCGCCGGACAAAAAGACCTTGAACAAATTTCGGCGCTTCACCGGCCGAATCGATGGTCTGTCGATCAGCTTCGAGCAGCACCTGCTGGGCTCCAAAGTAGAGTTCGACGAAGTCGTCGGCACGCTGACGCTGCGCGGTCTGCCAACCCAGCTCACCGATCAACTCAAGCGCGCAAGCACCTGAGGTCGCCTAACCTACTGAGCCGAAGGCTCAGCAAGTCGCTCAATCGCCTTCCTGTAGGTGGCAAGCTCAATGATCTGCCGCAAGCAGATTACGACTTCAAGCTTCTGCTTATCGTCGGGGATCCCTATTCGCTTGAGCATCATTTGAGCGTCTTCCTCGATTGCCGCGAGTGCATCGATATCGCTTTGCAGTCTCATGTCGGCCTCCTACCTCAGCCCTTCTTGCCTGACGGAGCATTGCCTCTGTCGCCGCCCGATGGGTTCGGTGTTGTACTTGGCCAGTTACCACCTGGCCCTGGATGACTCGAAGGCCCGCGTGAACTGCCGGATCCTTTGCTTGATCCACCTGAATTGCTTGAGCTTTTACCGCCTCCACTTTTGGACATGATGATCTCCTTGGTAACGGGAACAGCCCATTGAGAGTAGGTCATCACGGGCCCACTCATGGCCCACCTGTCCGAATACCCCACTTCAACGAATCACGCCAGCCGGTGAGGCAGGCGCCTGCCTGGAGATTGCCAATGAGCATCCCCGTGAACGCTTTGAAAGATGACGAGCTTTTGCACTATGCCGCGCTTGATCCGGGCGCCGCCGCTGAGCTGGCTCGACGATTCGTTGATGGCTCGATTGATCCAGGGGCAGAAGTCGAGGGCCTGCGCGACGAGATCCGCATGAACGAAAGCTCTCTCGATGACCAGCATGAACAGATCGAGAACCTGTCGCTGTTTATGTCACAGGCTGCCGAAGCCATACGCCGCGCTATGAACCCAGAAACTCCACCGAGCAAGGTTCATGACTTGCTCAAAACAGCACTCAACAAGCTGGAGCAATGACATGAGTACTTTTGCCGTATTCGGAATGAATGAGCACTTCGCCCGCGAAGAGGCGAAGCGCAAGGTTCGCGACTTCAAGATCGAAAAGGGTCAGCGGATTGAACTCTCGATGAGTCAGTGGCTCCAGGCTGTCGAAGATCGCGTGGTCAAGATCATGGACGGCAAGCGGGTCGCCCAACTCAGCAGCATGTTCGATGCCCCCCAGTACGCCGCCGATTATGCCGAGCGCATCCAGAAGCTGGGGCGGTGCCGCGACGTAATCATCAGGGCGAAGATCAGGCTGCCGCAGAAGGACTTGAGGCGAAAGTCGCCGACCAAGCTTTCTTGGATGGACTACTCGCCAGAATCGATAGCTACCGCATAATCCGCACTTACTTATTGCGTTGAACACCCGATTTTATCAAAGCGTCGTAAATCACTAAAATATCTTCATTATTCCCGTATGCCGTTCTATCCAAAAGTATTAAGTCGCTTTTATCCAGTAGCATCATCCAATCCAAATTGTTAAAAATCGCAAACTCATCAACATACTTAATAAATCTACTACCGCGTTCACTCAAGCAATTATAAAACAAAATCACGAGTTCAAAATCAGATAAAAATGAACGCGCCACCGTCCCAAATCTTTTCTTTTCCCCATGATCGCACTCCGAGGCGAAACGAAACACAGCATATAGGCTTCGAAAATACAAACTTAAGTCACCCTGATACTTTGCCCACATTTCGGAATATGCGTAATTCATCTTTCCATCGAGACTAGGAACGTTGTTAATATAGTTTCTCCGCAGGAAGTTTACCCAGGTTTTAAAGCAGTCCCTCCCGACCATAGTCACCACGCCTTCTCTTTTAAGGTCAAACCCCTGTACAACGCTGTGCTGAAGCGTCAGCATATTGTAAAACTGCGACTCAATTTGCTGGTGCATCACCTGCTGCCTTGCTTCAGAAAGATCTTTTCTCTGCAAAAGCAAAGTTATGAGAACGCCTGAAAATGCCAGCCCAGAGAAAAGAGCATTGAGAGTGCCAAAACTGTCTCCAAAGGTCCCTTCGCGTATTTTTTCAGGGATAGAAATAAATGGTTCATTCCACAACAAAATAATTACGAAGGCGCCGTAAGCCAAGACAACTAACGACAGAACAACTATCACCTTGCTATAACTACTAAATTTAATTTCAATTTTTTTAGTAACCTTATAAAACACAAATAACCCCAACAACCAAAGTACAAACGCAAAACAATACACCCAAATATTTAACGTTGAAAAAGACCAAAGCCCAAATTGGTACATCACTTCAGAAATATTAGATTCCACCATTGCAACATTTGAATACTTTAAAGCCTGAGCATCAATGTCAAACCAACTCATTTTTAGCTTCCAATTAGGAGGCAGGTGCTACCACTGCCGACATGTAAATGACCACTATTACCTCCAATGATACCAATCTGCCAGCCCCCCCACCTCATGAAAATCATCGATATGAGAAGCACATGGCTAAATACGGAAACGTCTGTAGCGGCATCGAGTCTTGGTCGGTGTAAGGGCTGTAGCATGAGCCTTCCCTTTTCAGAGAAGGCCCATCGTGTCAGCTCAGTTCATCGGTCCTTGCCCTGGTCCCAAAGCTGCCTGAGTTCATTGATGAGTCGAAGGATGGCTATGACCAGCCAAACAAGATCTTTAAAGCGTTGCATATGCAGATCCTCTAGTACTTGGAACTAGGGGATGCACAACACCAATTGATAAACCGCCCCACACTCAACCGCCCGGGCATGACCCGGCATAGGACGCCCCATGCCCACAGAAAACAAACCGGCCGATCCATTTGGCCCAATCGGTCGTACCTTCCACATTCATCTGAGCGTGCGCGGCGCGCTGCGGGACTTCAGCAAGCGCCAGCTCAAAGGCATGTTCCATTTTAAGGGTGGCCGAAAGTGCACCGCCGACGAGGCGAAGGATCATCTACTTGAGGCTTTGGCCAAAGGTAAAGAGGTTCTGCCTTTCGGGCCGCCGTGCGAAGGCTTCGACTTTGCAGGTAATGGTTGCCCTGGCCACGACACGGAGGCCGCATGAAGCGCATCTACCTCAGCGGCCCGATGACCGGCCCGCCAGAACACCACTGGAGATACGCCTCCCCAGACCAACGAACTCTACGCCAAAAATTTCACGTTTTAGGCTGTTTTAAAAGCCATGGAAATGTCTGTTCTAGACTACTAAATAGTTTTGCCTTCGTTTTACGGAGCTCGCGATAATAATCAAGGCAGCGCTGAGGAGGTTTTTCGCTATCTAATTGCGAGTCAACCCCATCAATCAAAGTAGTGCCGGGGCCCATTCGGAGTGCCTTTTGTGCATTATTTATGAGCTCCACGTTATCTTTAGCTCCCTGCATCGAACATGCCCCGATGGCTTTTTTAACCAGCACCCTTTCAGAATCGTCTAGCTCGGCGGGGTCGTTATCAAGATCGATTAGCTTTTGTAAAAAAGCTACCTGAGCTTTAGTCTCCTCAGAATTTAAAGCATGACTAGTGGAAAATGCGTCGCTTACGGATAGAAATGTAAAAACAATAGAAACTAAAGGAGGCAAGTAAGAGCGAGGCTCTGTCCAGTCTTCCCAAAACACTACAGACGCGGCAGCAGCTAGACCGGCAACAATAAATCCAGCAAACGCCCAATAATGTTCGCCATGAAATGCAACTCCTGCCAACACCACACCTATTACTAGCGAAATGAAGCCTACTACCAAGCGCCAACTTTCCATTTATGCTGAACCTTCGTGAGTTTAAGGTTGCTCAGTATAATCAATTAGTTAATTCCCCCCAACCAAGATCAATCATTTTCCTACCCAGCCGTTATAGCGGCAAGGACGAAGTCATGCCTGAAGAAATCAAATTGATCCAACCGGCGACGGTTGTGCGCGACGAAATGGGTTCGTTTCAGCATCCCGATATGCCTGACTTCGACGAGGGCGACGGTGACAAGTGCAAAGCCTGGGTAGCGGAACAGGGTTTGAAGGTGGCGATGGTGAGCCTTGAGTACGCAGACGAAGCCGTTGCAGATCGCTACTTTGAAGCCGGCGATCCCGACTTCAGCTATTGGGAGCCTGATCGCCCTGAAGGTGAGGATTGGTTCTGCCTGGCGATTCACGACACCGACGACGGCCCTGTGTGCTGGTGGGCTCGCCGCGAGGTGACGCCATGAACGAAGCACAGCAACTGATAGCAACGCTGGAAATGGAATCTGAAGAGCGAGCGGTCGCCGCTGAGAAGTTTGTCCGTGATACCGGTCGCGCTTCAATTTCAGCACTGCAGCGAAACTTCCGGATCGGATACGGCAGTGCCTGCCGGCTGATGGATGAACTGGTAAAGCGGAAGGTCGTGTCGCAGATCGACCAAGAAGGCCGGCGCACGATACTTGAAAAGGTGACGCCATGATCCTGCTCACAGCGCCAGCCCTCCCCTGCATGGCCTGGCTCGTCTACTCGGGGCCGCGGTGATGAGAAGTGTTCGCCGATTCGTAGATGATCCATCAGCCGAATACGGTTTCCGCTCGGTGCCAGCGACCTATGAGGACGCCGAGATTATCACCGGCTTCCGACTGGATCGTCGCGTCAACTACTCGATCAGTGTCGAAGGGGAAGTTGAGCAGGAAAGCTGGTGCACCCTGGATTGCTCCGGATGCAGCTGTGGTTGCGAAGGTGGCTGCGGATGCGGGCCTTCCGCTGGATGCAGCGAGTGTGGGTACACCGGCAAACGACGGCATCACTTCGGCTTCCCGCCATCTCCGCCAGACCGCAAGAAACCCTAACCCCCTCTTCCACCTACCAGCCTGCCGGTGAACGGCGGGCGAGGAATTCCTATGACCAAAGATCAGCTCCCATCGCTGGCAGCGGCTGTCGCACGCGCAATTGATGCCGGCAAGGCCGCCGCTGAGGCCGCGCCAGATGATGGCGGTAGCGCCAACCTCGACCGCGTTTACGTCTGCGTGGGCCTGCTCCGCGAAAGCACCTTGGATAAGGCTGGCATTACAGGCTGGATGCAGGCGGCCACCACCTACCACTCCCGCGCGTTTCATCTCAGCGCCCCATTCGCTGGCCAAGGCAACCGGCGTTATGCCGGCGTGCAGGCCATGTACAAATCACTGAAGGCTGAAGGCGTCGAGTGTGGCGTCTGGTACCAGATGGATTAACCACCCCTCCCCACCTTCTGCCGCCACGCGCGGCATGGAGCACCCCTATGGAAAATGAAATTCTCTCGGACGAAGAGCTGGCAGACCTCACCGGCTACAAGGCCAGGGCCTACCAGCGACGCTGGCTGGTTGATCGCCAATGGGTTTTCGTCGAAAGCCGTGGCAAGCGGCCTCTAGTTGGCCGGATGTATGCCCGTATGAAACTGGGCATGATCTCCCCCGCCATCGCTGACCCCAACCCACCGCCGGCAGCTCCGGCATGGACGCCAGACTTCTCGCGAGTGAACTGATATGCGACCCCGCAAGGCCGAAACACGTAATTTGCCGCCCCGGATGTACCAGTGGACGCGGCCACGGAAAAGTGGAAAGGACTGGATTGCCTATTACTACTTGGACATGACCGGCAAGGCGATCCCATTGGGCAAAGACCTGGACCTCGCCAGGATCAAATGGGCAGAACTCGAAGCCAAGGAAAAACCTCTCGACCTGCGCACCATGAAGGGAATTTTTGACAGGTACATCCGCGACATCGTGTCCAAGAAAGCGCCGCGCACCCAAAAGGACAATCTGTCGGAGATCAAGCAGCTGCGGCCGATGTTCGACAGCGCCCCCATTGACTCGATCACCCCGGCCACGATTGCCGGGTACCGGGATGCACGGACGGCAAAGGTTCGGGCGAATCGTGAGATTGCCACCCTTTCCCACGTGTTCAACATTGCTCGGGAATGGGGGCTGACAACCAAAGAAAATCCCTGCCAAGGCGTTCGCAAAAACAAGGAAACGCCGCGGGACTATTACGCAAATGACGTGGTTTGGGATGCTGTTTACAAGAAGGCAGCTCAAGAGCTGAAAGATGCGATGGACCTGGCCTATCTGACCGGGCAACGGCCGGCAGACGTGCTGATTATGCGGAAGGATGATGCAGAAGGAGGATACCTGGGGGTGCTACAGAACAAGACGCACAAAAAGCTGCGGATTCAGATGACCGCCGGAGGCGAGGCAAACAGCCTAGGACGATTGATCGCGGAAATAACGGCGCGCAATGCTCAGCACCTATCCAACTACCTGATTGTGAGTCGGCACGGTAAAAGGATGACCGCGACGATGCTGAGAAAGCGGTGGGACATTGCGCGCGAGAAAGCAAAGTTGGCCGCGATCGAGATCGGCGACGAGCTGCTGGCGACAAAAATCGGTGGATTCCAGTTCCGTGATATCAGGCCAAAAGCTGCTTCTGAAATCCTCGACATTGGGGAAGCGAGCTTGCTTCTGGGTCACACCAAAGGCGACATCACGGAACGCGTTTACCGCCGCATCGGCGCCATTGCCAAGCCGTCAAAATAGCCCGAAAACCCGTTACAAAACTCAAACTCCGCCCCTTGTAGAATGCGGTTTACAGAGGTGCCGAAAAACAAAAGTACTGTAACGAAAAACAGCTACGGGCCACGGTTTCAGCGGCTTTAAATAGCGGTCTTGAAAACCGTCGACTGTAACAGGTCCATGAGTTCGAATCCCATCGCCTCCGCCATCTTTATACGACAAAGCCCTGATTTTTCAGGGCTTTGTCGTTTCTGGGGTTTGAGATTTCCGCCGGGATTTTTGAGGCGTTACAAAACTATTTGGTAACCGTTACAAAACTTTCCGGTTTTTCCCATCCTGCGGCGCCCTGCCGATCCTTAAATATCCTTCATGTAACGCGATGCTACGCTGTCCTCAAAACCGAGGATTTGCGATGCCACATTCAGACCTGCTCCCTTCCCTGCTATTCAAAATCAACGAAAACCAGCTCGCCCTTGAGGCCGCCATCCTGGAGCTTTCCAACTGGGTCGAGGCCCGCGGCTCGGATGACGTCGCAGACAACGTGCGCGGCGCATTGGACACCATCGACAAGAACGAGGAGTTCATCAAGATGACGCTTGCGGTGATGATGACGCCGGAGTGAGGTCCGGACTGATGTGCACTTTGGCCACAAACAACGCAAATGAGGATTTACAATTAAATCGATGCGCGATCAATAATCTCACCATCAACGTTCTTGCGTATCAACTCGCCAGATGCGAACTCAGCAAGAAACGCTTCGTAAGGCGCATTGGGTATAGGGGCGTGGAATGGCATTTGGCCGCTTCGGGCATTAGCTGTCAATTCTCGAAGTGTTTCCGCGTGCCAGCACTTACCTAACGCTACTTCGCCCAGCCGCGTACTGCCGATTGTGCCCGAGTACACTCCCAAGAATTTGAAACTTTTCACGGTTTCATGGGTAAGTGCTTGAGTATCAAGTCCCATCAGCGCATCCAGCGCACCAATGGTTCCGCCGAGCATTTGCTCGAACACCTCATTGTTCGCCTTATTTCCTGCACCAACCCGCTTGTCGTCTTGCGCGATCAGCACTGGCGCACCAGACATCCCGGCTCGGGACAACGAGTCAATAAGCAACACTCGTCCACCAAGCCGCAAGGCCGGTTCTGTTGCGATACTGCCTCTCTTCCAAACAGGTAGGTAGTAGGGTGCATCGTTGCCAAAGGTCCCAGTCATGTCCTCCCGGCTGAAGGGGTAGCCGAGAATGAACACATCCTTAGCCACCGTTTCATTGATATGCGTATCATTTTCAACTGAATGAATATCTACAAACTCAAAGTGGTTTTCGAGAGTCATCGGCAAGGGATAAATCACGATGTCAACGTCCCCGCCTGCAGGATGTTCTTCCCACAACGGTTCCATCGCGGCGTTGTAAAGTGGAAGGGTTAGCTCAATCAGACTTTTACTTTTGCTTAACACCGTGACTTTGAGTAGGTGCGGTGGCGGATTTGATCCCATGACAGACGGAGTAGCAGGGTCAAGGCCCGTGACAACGTGCCAGTTCGTCACCAACAACAATGACTGGCTAGCACGAATAAAGAAGCCCGTCGCATAAGAGCGTTGTATGTGCTGACCTGTCTCAGGGTGAATAAAGTAGGTTTGTATGTAAGTAGTGGCGCGCGACAGCTGATGGATCACAATACACTCCAGATACAAAATATCGGCCGGTGCATAGATGATAGCGGTACTGCTGCAACAATCCTCGTCATTTCGTATCGACCTTGCCGCAGCTAAATCTATCGATTCAGCTCCCTCACATAAGCTTGGCACGCCGCCAACGCGATCAGCCCTTGATCGCCTGCAACGGTGATTCCGATAATTCGTTGAGCATGCGCTGGGTCAAGTCGAGCGCGCGTTCCTCCATGAACCACGCTGCTGGCGCCGGCACCGACTGGCACTGAACAGCCACTGGCTGGATCCGCAGCGTCGATGAGGACTGACAGCCGCAAATCAGAAGTGCCAAGGCGATCGCGCAGGAGAGCCTGGTCTTTTTGTGCATTGGTCATTTTCTCGAAGTGGGTTTTCTCGCTGGCCACGAGCCGTTGCTCGAGTGCGAGGCGCTTGTCCTGCTCGGCCTGCTGAGCGGTGGCGGCGGAAATGGTCAGTTGATTCAGGATGTCGGCGCAGCGTCAGTCCTGGAACTGCCAGGCGCTGCCGGCGCCAAGCATGATCATCGCCAGCTCGCCGACCGCCTTCCACGGAATTGCTACAGGCATCACTTACCCTCTTGTGGTAGATGTTGAGTGATCTGACAACTATCGCAGTGGTGCGACGAAAATTGACGACGATATTTCGAATTGCAACATTTAGGTTGTATCCTTCCCTACGCCAAGAAGGGCTTGGTTTAGAAAAGTACGAGGCTTGTAATGAGCATTAAAATGGATGCAGTAATCGCAGGGATCACTGGCGCGCTTAACAAAGCCGAATCCAACGACCGTGCTGAATTCGTGATCGGGAATACCGTGGTAACAATCGATCCACGCGGTATCAGCATTGTGCTCAACGAAAGCAATCTAGATCCGGTAGCACTGAGAATCCACCGCCCGGAAACTGACGTATCATGCTGGGGATACGTTCTTGCTCACGATCCGCGAAAACCCAAACGTGTACCTGCCGATATTGATCTGGGTGCGGAAAGTTTCAATGTAATCGGATGCTTGCGGAGATGAAATCAAGTCCAGATTTTCACAGCATGGTCACGGAACATCCCTGAAGAAGACGTGACCACCAAGCCTGAGCGTTCGCGTGGCATTAACAGACCAGCCCGGCGCCTTGATGCTGGTCGCGTAGTAATGCGTAGCGCCGCCGGTGGGGTCTGGTACCTTTCCGTCGATCATCTGGTCAGCGGCAATACGCGCCTGCGCCAGCTCGCGGAACGGGATCTGTTTCACACCGATCAGGAACTGATAGTTCGGGTCGTTCTTGTTCCAGCAGCTAAACTGGTACGGCTTTTGGCAGACGCCGGCATAGCCTTCGCCCCACCACGATCTGGCCTTGCCGTCGTTCATACGGTTGCGGATCGTCCAGGCTACGGCGATCTGGCCGGCCAACGATTCGCCGCGGGCTTCACCCCACAGTGTGCGCGCGAGGATGTCGCGGTCTTGTTCAGTGACGGTCATACTTTTCTCCAGGCAAAAAAATCCCGCTCGATGGCGGGTTGCGTTGTGCTGCAGTGGCGCGTCAGATCAGGTCGACGGCCACAGTTTGGGGGTCTGCCACGATTACCGGCACCACTGGCTCAACTGGCCAAACCGGCGCGGCGTACCAGGTCGGTTGCACGGTGACCTTGCCCAGTGCGAACTTGTAGGTTTTCCAGGCTTTGAGATTGATCAGCAGCGCGGCCTGCTCTGCCTCATCTTTCTCGGTCGCTTCGCCAACTTCGATGCCGAACCCGATCGTGTCTATGCGCTCCTGGATACGGGCAATCTGCGCGAGCGCTTTTATGTTCCTGCCTGACAACTCAGCTTTGGCTGCAGCCAGTTGAGCTGCTTGGCCAGCAGCGTCTTTCATGGCTTTGGTGATCAGCTGGGACCAATCGATGTTCATGCGTCAGATCTCCCTTCCTGCGATACCACTGGTTGCGGCAAAGACTGCGGCAAGGCCACTGTGCCGTCGGGAACACTCATTAGAGGCTCAGGAAACGCCTGTTCTTGGCTGAAGTTGGCGGGTATTGGCAGGATGAGCGTTAGGGTTAAATCGCCATTAACATTGTCGACGCTCTCAAAAAACCATTTGGATGCTATTGCGCCAGCCGGGAGAGTGTCGCCGTCCACCATGCGAGAGAAGTCGAAGTCTTCACCGTTTACGGTTAAAGCACTGCCATTCTTGATTACGCTCAGAGTTTCTTCGAGCCGAACCGGGTAAAGATTAATATCCATTAGTACCACCTCCCAATGGCAGATATGTTTATGAAGCAGCCTTGTGTGGTAGTCCCTGAAGCCACGCCACGCCAACTGCCGGCACTTGTGGCGCTGGTGCCGAGTGCGTTTGCTGCCCACATTGTCCAGGCAGTTCCTGGAACAATTCCGATTGCGGAAACAATCGGGTTCTCCACAAAGGGAACAGGCCAATCCCCCGCGCTAAATTGGCCGGTTATGAAGACACCGTTGTTGACATTACTAATCGAGTCCGTGCTTATTACTTTTCGGCAGATCATTGTCCCGTCCGCCCATTTAGTCCAACTCCCCGCAGCGCTTGCACCACGTTCAACGACAGCTCCAGTCGGCACGCCACCAGTCTGCGAAACCGCCCCAACGATATTGGACTTTCCGTAAGCGCCTGCTGCTTGTAGTACGGCCAGCAGTGCAGCCGTTGTACCAACGCCCGTCCCACCCTGCACGACGCTGAGCGCTGTCGTTAATCCAGAGAGCGAGGTGATGTCGCTGTTCGGGCCGGACTTGGCGGCGCCAAGACCCGAGCGCGCACCAGCTTGGTCAGTCCCACCCGTACCTCCCTTGATCACTGGCAATACATCGTAGTTACCGGTGGAGCCAAGCCCGGCCATTTTCTGGCCGTAAGTATTCACCCAGTCCCGCACCTGATCAGCCAAGCCTTTTTGGTAACCCTGAACCGGTGTTACTGCGTAAGTCGCACCAACGACTGTTGGCCCCAGATACGGCGGGATGATAGAGATCACCGTATCGCTTGCGACGTTCCCAAGCTCGTATTGGCGACCATCTGGGCCGATGAAGGCATCGCCGATCCGGGTGTTTGCTGCAAAAGCGGTATTAACACCGGTCACGGTGCTCGAATTTTGGGTGACAGAAACCGTTCCCAACCTGTGCCAGGGCATTGAGTATCTCCAGAATAAATAGGTGCGAAGCGGAAGAAGTCAGGCCAGTAATTTGGCACAGAGGAATGGGCGGTGACCTTGGTCAGTCCAGGCAGTTGTTGCGAGGCTGTACATCATGATCCGGCCGTTGGCGTAATCGACGCCCAATGCGCAACCGCCACCCGTCGCATCGTTATGGCAGTTCATGGCGAACGGGTTCAGGGATACGTACTCTCCCACACCAAGCACCTTGTTAATCCCCCAGAAGTACCGGCGGCCGACGGTCAGCTGCTCGGTACCGAGGTACGTCCAGTTGCCTGCGGCGAAGGTCACGATCACCGCAGGTGCGCCACTGTCGTAAACAAGTGTCGCGTTCTGGTCCCACAACCGCAGGCCATAGGCGGCCGTGCCCATGGACGCCCAGGCGGCGGCGAAATACTGGCCGCTTAACGTGGCGTAGACGTTGGATGCCTTCATGGTGAACCCGGTCCAGTTCCCCGGCCCGCCGGTGAACCACACCGATATCGGCACCTGGATCGTTCCCTGATCCGGGCGAATAAACACTAGAGGTGGGTCCTGGCTTGTGATTGCTCTGGCAAACACCCCGGACGCATTGGTAGTCCCCGAATACGTCCCCTTGGTAAGCATGCAAAGTCTGGGGGCCTCGGCGTCAATCTGAACAAATGCATTGTCATTGATGCTCTGAAACCCAAAGCTCATGTCGAGTACCTTATCGCGTAGCCCTTGGCGACAACCACTGAGCCAATAGTGGAAGCGCTTGCAGACGGATTTTTTCTCAGGACGACGACCTGCCCCATCGAAGTGGTGACGAACGGATAGGACTTTTGGTTTCCGGTCCCGTCTGTCTCTGCTGATTGCACGTCCTGTGCCCTGGTCGGAATGATCATGAACACGCAGTTGGCCGGGTTGAAGCCCGGAATGTTCAGCGTGTAGCTGGGCGTGACTCCGCTGAAGTCGATCACGCCCTGCCAGATCACTTGGTAGGTGAAGCTATTGGTGTCCATGGATAGGCCACCGTTTGAATCAAAAACACGCAGGCCAAATGAAGCCATGGTTCACCCCAGATAGCCGAGCCGGACACGCAACACGTTGTTCGCGTCGTAGACCGAGACGTTCAGCGAGTTGATCACCAGCCGCCCCTGTCCGGGGACGATGCCGTTGATTTCAAGCGTTCCGTCTTTATTGAGAATCCAGCCTTGCTGGCCGGCGATGTAGTTGGTCGAGCTGATGTAGCTGCCGATCTTGGCGTTGGTGATGGTGCCGTCCTGGATGAAAGTCGAACCCAAGAAAACCTGACCACCCTGCACCGCAAACGGAACCGAGATGGCCCCGCCGGCGATGGTGTTAACAATGGCGAACCGATCCGCGCTGACCAGGAACTGACTTTGCAGACCGGCGCCAGTGTTCTCGATGCCCAAGCCGATGCCGGCGGCCACGTACTGCCCGCCTGCCGTGACTTGCATCTTCACCGACCACATGGTGTTCAGCTTGCCGGCGGTATCGGCATAGGCCGTCGATGTTTGCTGAATCGCGGCGGTGTTTTGTCCCACCGAAACATTCAACTGATCAATCTTCGTGGCCGTTGCTGACTCGCTGGTGGCGACCACCTGTTCCAGTTCGGTGATGTTCGCCGCGTTCTCGCCGATGGCGGCGTCGAAGGTAGTGATCCGCTGCGCCATCGCTTCGTTTTCAGAGGTGCGAACCTTTGATTCCGAAGCGATCGCGGCGGTGCTGGTCCAGCCCTTCAGCGCATCTGCCAGATCCCCCTCGCCATTGTCGTCGCGAGATGATGCCCGCAACGCTTGGAAGGCTGTCGCCTGTGCAGTGACCACGCCGTCGAGCTCGGTGATCTCGGCAGTGTTGGTCGCGACCTGTTGCGCCAGGCCATTTGCTGTCTCGACAGTCTGGCCAACATCCAGCCAGTAGTTATCATTCGGTGGCGGGGTATCGAGCGGCACCGCGCCAGTCGCCTGATAGATGCGCTTGCCGACCACTACCAGATCGAATTCAACGTAGGTGGTTTCTGGGTCGTAACCCTTGAGGCCGTCCAGCGCATCGATCTGAGCCTGAAGACCGGGGATCTTCTCGATCTCGTCCAGCAGGTCTTGGCCGAGCTCCGTCTCGGTGATCTGCCCGGCGATCATCTCAAGGATGTCTGCTGCGTTTGCGCTGGACTGACCCTGCACGCCCATGCCGATCGGATACCACGGACCGATATTGCCTATCCGATCGATCAGCCGGGCCCAAAAGTAAAAGGTCACGCCGGCACGCAGCCCCAGCATCGAATGGTCGCTTTGCGGGTACGCCAAGTCTGTCAGCTTGGTTGCAGTCTCAAGGCTGGTCGTTGGCCCATACCAGACTTCAGTCCGCTGGGTGTCTTCGGCCCCAGCCGGGAATCCCCACTTCAGGTAAATGCCGAACAGCAGCGGTGCGGCCGTCAGGAACGACACCGCCGGCGGCAGACCTTCCTTCCCCTTGAGGTTGGTCAGGATCGAGTTGCGCCAGATCGACGAGATATCGAAGGCACTCACCGCGCGGACGCGGGCCACATAGGCGCCAGCGTAGATGCCCACCACGTCGACACTGGTCATCCCTGTACGCTGCAGCTTGATCCAGTTGCCGCTGTCCTTGCGCCACTCCACGTCGTAGCCGACTGCGCCAGCAACCGCCGGCCAGGTGATGGTCATGGTGGCGACGGCAATGCCCTGGGATACAACCGAGTTTGACGTAACGGTCACACTGGCCGGCGCCGGAACGACGGTGATCGGAATCACGCTGATCGGCCGCTCTTCCAGGCGGGCGCCGGTGTCTATGTAGGCGAACTTGCTTGGGTCGTACTGCAGCGCACTGATCTCGAAGTCGCCTTCCGCAGTGCGCTTGGTCCGCAACACGCGATAGAGCGGGATCGCCAGATCATCGGCGTCCAATGCCCATTGCAACTGTGGCAGTGGTGCTTCGCTGTAGTTGGTGGTCACGGTCACGGCGCGACCGTTCACACTTTGCACAGTTCGACCTTCAGCCCGCCCACCTGGCAGGTTGATGATCAATCGATCGCCAGCCTTGGCTTGGGTGTCACGGTCCAAAGTAATGTTGCGCCCCAGTACTGCCGAGATACGTCCGCCTACCTCGCGTCCAGCCAGCAGCGAATCGGCCACAGGGATGATATGCCCAGGAAGCGGGATCACCCCCTCCATGCCAGTCTTGAACGACACGGTGCGGTCCTGATTGTTGCTCAGGATCGCCCACTTACCGCGGCGCTGGGCTTCCGACGCGCGGGTGCAGCCAATGGCACTCAGCTCGATAGGCTTGTCGCCCATGCGGCGCTGAAGATCCAGATCGGCAAACGGGATGACGTCGGTGTCGTAGTTGTTTGCCGGGTTGTCGTAGCTGACCAGGGCCCGAGTGTACCGAGTCTTGGCCGAGGCGCTGCCGTAGGAGAACTTGCCGTCGATGACGTTGGCGCGGGTGAAGACATAGTCGAAGTCCTGCGCGCGCGGCATGTCCGCTTGCATCACTAATTGGCCCTGAGCCCAGTAGGTCATGCCCCGGTAAATGCCGGAAATGTCGCGCAGCAGAGACCAGGCATCAGCCTTGCCTTGCAGGTTCATGTCGCAGAGGAAGCGAGGCTCTACACCGCCGAGGCCATTCGGCACCAGCTGGTCGCAGTACTGCGCAATCCGGTAGAGCTCCCACTTGTCGACCATGAACGACTTGATGCGCTTGCCCAAGCCGAAACGGTCTTCAGTGCAAATGCCGTAAGTGATCCAAGCCGGATTATTGGTCCAGGCCTGCTTCATGGAACCGTCCCAAGTCCCGGTGTAGGTCCGGGCGATCGGGTCGTAGTTGCTCGGAACCTGCCACCTGCGCGCACGGCACTTCACGGTGACGGCTGGAATGTTGGTGAACTGCTCGGCATCGAACTCAATGTAAAGTAGCGCGGTATTCGGGTAGCGCAGCTTGGCGTCGATCACCTCGGTGTAACCGGCGATCAGCATGGTGTCGGCGATCTTGTTGCTGTTCTGGTTTGGCGTCAGGCGGCGGACGCGGATCTGCCAGCCAGTAGTCGCATCGGGCAGGTTGATCCGTGGCGAACGCTCATACCGCGTGGTGGTCTTGCCATCCACAGCGTCGACCAGCACCTGCTGATAGGCGCCGCCGTCGGTGGCCACATCAATGGCGTAATCAATACGATAGCCACCAATGTTGCCTTCATCGTCTTGGCGTTGCAGCGCAGGCCAAGCGAGGCGCACCCGAACGGCTGAAAGCTGAATGTTGCTGATCGATCGCACCCAAGGCGAATCGCTGCGCAGCTCTACGTTGAGCGTGGTTTCGTTTTCGACCGATGGAATACCAGGGATATAGGTTTGGTCGACGGAACCCGAGCGCCAGTCCCACTTCACATTAGGGAAGTTGTAGTTGCCGCTCGCGTCCCGGATCGGGGTGTTGTCAAGGAAAATGTCGTAATCGGTTGGGACTTCGTCGAACTCACCCTCGCCCACGGCGATAAGCAGCTTGGCCAGGTTGGTCGAGCGCAGGCTATCGCTGGCCTCGGTCGGTGATTTTGGTTTGCTCTCCCCGCCCTTCGCGCCGTGGATGTCGATCTTCTGTGCTGCGCCCATGCTTTCCTCCAGGCGAAAAAAAACCGCCTCATGGGCGGCCTGCTTGTTGCGTGCGGTTTACGCTTTGTCTTCGGCGAGGATCGATGCGGAAATGATCATGCCGCCCCATCGGCGGTCGCCGATGCAGATCGGTACTGGGTTGCCGCTGGCTGTTGTGTTTTTGGCGGAGCCGAAGGCATACGACGGCGAGTTCTCAGGGGATGCGCTTTGCGACAAGCCGCCCTGCTGCGGGCTGAGCATCTGGATCACACCACCAGCAACACTGGCCGTGCCGGCCGCGTACAAAAAAGGGGATGCCGCTGCGAATGGTGTGAACGACAGCACGTAAGCGGCGGCAATCATTACCGTGCCAATAATCGTCTGTAACCCCCCGGCGCGTTTGCTACCCCCAATCACCGGCACAATGCGAATTTCTCTGGTACCGCCGAGATCAAATCCACCTATACCGACGTTCTTACGGTTGCGAAAGATCGCGAACTTCAATCCAAGACGCTCAAGGCGCTTTATTTCTTCGGCGAATCCCTCGATCGTTGCGTTTAGCGCGCGGAACACCTCCCCAGCAGAACCTCCATCCAGGAGATATGGCCTGCGGCGGAAGAACATTTTAGCAAGCGAACCTGAAAGCATTACCGTCGTTGTCGGGGTGTAAGTGATAGCTGAGCACATGCCATTCTCCGGACAATAAAAAACCGCCCGGAGGCGGTCATGTTCAAAGCGTTGTGGGAAGAATGTCTATCTGCCCATCACCGCCGGTGAAAACTCTGTATTTCTTCACTGCACCATCTTTGACGGTGGCCTCTCGCTCTACCCGATCAGCGCCCATCGAGCAGATTCCGGACCCCGTATAAGCAGCCCCCACTGATACAGCGCCAGGTGGAAGATAGAACGAACCTTTTTGCCCCGCATCAAGCCGAGCAACCTGTCTACCTTCAATAAATACAGCCATTGAGCACAAGCTACCCGTATGGCCCGAGTCCCGGATTACTTGGAGCACTCCGAACGATCCTGATGGCTTCTGCTGGTAGGCAGTCAACTGGCTTGCCGGCGCCTGCTTTGCTTCGCTCGACGGCGTGGGGGATGTCGCGCACCCCGCCAACAACGCAACAGCCAACGCCCCTACGAATAATTTCATGCAGGTCACTCCTGTGGAAAGCGGGCAATGTAGCATCGAGCGACTCGATCAAAAAATCTGCTCGAGCTGAGGGCCGCACCTTCTACGGATCTACGCTTTCAGCGATTCGCCTTACGTCACTGATCAGGTGCCCGAAGGGGGCCAGGAACTCACGTTTATTGGTACTCGACATAGGGGCCGAGGACTAACCCTGTCATGTCAGAACTCACCCGGTAAATCACCTCTTTATTAGCTTGAGCGGTAGCGGCAACCGTTCTAATAGCTGGCCCTGCACACAGCCCACTACCCGGTCCTGCACCAATATTTAGCGAGCCTGGTTCGACAAAAAACGATGCTTTCTCGCCAGAACCAAGTTTTGCCGCTCTCTTGCCATCTACATAGATGACAAAGTCGCAGGCTGACGAATTAACCCCGCCATCCCTCACCACCGTGACCGTCCCGTAAGCACCCTCAGGTCTTGATTGGAAGGCGTAAATTTCGTCACTTGGAGCCTGCACGGCTTCGTTCACAGATATCGGATTAGAAGAACATCCCGCCAACAGCATTACAGCCACCGCCCCAATCAAAATCCGCATGATTCTTCCTCGTCCTGAAAGGTGGTGACTGTATCACCGAGATTGCACGACGCTGTGGCTTTACCAAGATTGGCTCACAGTTGGTTATCGGAAACCTCGATCCGAACGTCGGTGACAGCACGATAGCGCCATACCTTTAGTGATGCGTTGTCACCCGGGGTCATGCGGCCAATGATGGCTGTAACCTCAGGAGGACTATTCACCGGAGTGCCTGCAATCTCCAAAATGATATCGCCAGGCAGAAGCCCCATTTTCTCTGAATCGACTCCTGCCTCCGGACCAAAAACCAAGACGCCCTTTTCAGACGGTAAACCGAAGTTTTTTACAACTGCCGGTGTGACCGGACTTATATGCGCCCCTAAACGTCCAACAGAAACCGGTTTGGCAGCCGGAGCCGGCACCGTTGCGGAAGGAATCGGACTTGGGCTAGAGCTTGGAACAATATGCGGCGCTGGTGGAGCGCTCGTTGCAACCCCTGCATTGGTAGCGACTGTTCCGGTACACCCTCGCTGAGTAACTACCTGACTAATCACTTGCCGGATTTTCTCCGTTCTGGGTGTTGGGTACTGCTCGTAGCTGGTTTGAGTAATTAATAATGAATTGCAGTCCATAGCTTCGTAAGTTGCCGGAGACTCGGTTTTTCGATGATATTCAGCGTATTTTGCCTTTTCCTCGGCACTCATCGGAAGGAATATACAGCTCACCAGCAGTGGGGTTACTGCAACCATTAATGTAACGAGCTTGATCGACATAGCCATCCCTGCTGCTGGTGATTTTCAATTGGGAACTGAACGCTACTGTTTTGCCCCAAGCGTGTCCATTCTGTTATTCAGCCTGTACGAATCCCCAGTAACGCCCTGTCACCCTCCGTAGTAGCCTCCTGCCTCCACGCAATGGATTTCCCAGTTCTTTGCCTGCAAGCCCAAGGACTGGGATTGCGCCAATTTCGGCGCGGATAGGACCTAGGAGGTCACGTGAGTAATGACGAATTTGTACAGCGCCCTGCATTTACAATCGACTGGGCGCGCCAGTTTGACTCTGGCCCTTCAGACGCTCACCTTCACGCCATAGGTCAATTCATCGCGAATTACTCTGCTATCGAATGGAAGATATCGGAACTGTTCGCGTTTTTCCTTGAGAAACCGATTGCTGAAGCACAGCGCATTAGCGTCGAAACAAACATGTCTATGGCTGCAATGATCAGGTATTCCAAATCAAAGCTCTCAGATCTAGGCGCATTGGAAACGGCAACCGACTTGCGTGCGTCCATCGAGGCTTTTGAGCTCGTATCTCCTCTTCGCCATAAAATTGTCCATTGGCAATGGGGCCTGAATGAAGGATCTACGGCGACTCAGACCGATCTCATCAAGCCAAAAAGCCCAGCAAAGGCTAACGCCGAATTGACGCTCGAGCACTTGCGAGAGCGCTGCCTATATCTTGCAAGGATTTTCCGTGCCGTCCACTTTGGGATTGAGGTTATTTCCGGGGTGAAGACCCGAAAGGGAATTCAGTCAGAGCACACAGAAACATCGCCTGAAAAGCTCTTTCGACCGTGAGGCGCGATAGCGGGCGCTCATCAGTCTCTTCAAGTACCTCGAGCCCGGCCTCAATCATTGCGGTTGAAACCGGAATATCCTCCGGCAGCATCCGTTGTTGAGCTACAGAATTAGACACGACTGCTCCCGCGACCCTGCCGCATCATGTGGTTGGTTGTACATCTTTGTGCCTGAGGATCAGGCGTGTTCGGTCCAGCCAGGGGCCGCCAAAGACGATGATTTCGCTCGGGCGTCCATACAGGTGGTGCAGCAGGAACGGGCCCGGGCCGAAGGTGGCCGAATCCTCACCAGGCAACGCGGGATCAGAGCCGAGAAATATCCCAGCGTGATTTGGGTAAACCGTCCGCCCTACTTCCATCACGACCATGTCGCCGCGCTTCGGCTGGTCGACCTTGTAGAAGCCGGCAGCCTCATAGTTTGCTTCGTACAGACTGGTGTTTTCCTTGCTCTCCCACCAGCCGTCCGCACGCTTGAAGGCTTCGAACTCTAGCCCCCACTCGCGCTTGTACCAATCGGCGCAGACCTGCCAACAGTCCCACGCTCCATGCACAAATGGGCGCTTTAGCAAAGGGACATCACCAGCCGGCAACACAGTCCGCAGGTCGCCCTCTGGCCAGCTGAGGATATGCCACGGCATCGCGGTCGCTTCGCACATGGCGAGATCGCGCGGCGAAGGCCGACTCGTGGCGTCCGGATGCGAGTGAACAATGCCGATCACCTCGCCGATGTCTTCCGCCGCGGCGTATTCCTCCGGATCAATCCGAAACTCTTCGTTCGGCTCAGTCGAGATATTCCGGCACGGGTAATACTGCTGCTTGCGGCCAATGCCCAGCAGCACACCGCAGCACTCTTTCGGGTACTCGGCGGCCGCATGAGCCTGAATCGCTTTCAAGATGTGCTTGCGCATGGTCAGCTCCGGGCGATCAGTGAAACAGCAGGGAATCCACCAAACGGCAGCGGGTTGCCTTCACCGAAGCGCGGGATGCAGCCCCGGCCCAGCGTTGCATCGCACTCGTCCAATTCCGGGTTATCAGTGACAACCCCGTCCTTCGTAACGTACGGCCCGGTGTAGCCGCAGCTCGGGCCACGGTAGCCGCCGGTGAGGCACCAGTGACACAAGGTGGTCGCCTGTCGGCCAACGGATTCGCCGCCCACGTCGCCCGGGCTGGCCAACTCCCAGCTGACCGTCTCCCCGTCCTCGTTCGTTTTCTGGTCGATGTACCAGACCTCGATCGTCTCTTGGGTAGGATCAGCGTGTGGGTTTCCGGCGGGGAAGTTCTGCGCATCCAGGTACGTGCCCAGTGTGTGGCGCATGGTCAGCTTGAACTCGAGCAGATCGTCGAACGCCAGACATAGCGCGGTGATTCGCCCGTTGACGTTGCCGACTGAAAGCGACGGCCGTACCGCTGTGCCGTCGCCGTTAGCCTCGATGCCGTCGATCTGCATCGGCCAGGCCCCGTACTCGTTGCCCTGCCACCAAATGGCCTTGGCCGGCAACAGCTCCGCATCGCCACCGGCGGCAATGATCTCCGCCGGCGTATGCGGGATGGCGTGCCCATGGAAGCGCAGAATATCCGCACCATAATCCGTACCGTCCAATTCAAAGAGCAGCACTTCGCTGCCAGGCTCTAGGACCTGGATGTCACTGATCAGCGGCATGGGTGTTCCTTATGGCTGGAAAGCACGGTTAAAGGTAGCCGTGAGTTTGAATACACCGCCGCCCACAGGAGTAGGGACGGGATTTTTGCAGGTGAAAAGTCCGAGCTGGCCGAGCGGTGTTGTCCAGACGAAAGCCTTGGCTCCGGCGTGCCGATCGAGGAACGCCATGATTTCCAGAACTTTGACCTCTGGGCCGCTGTAGGTAACCGGGTAAGCGTCAACTTTGTTGTTCGGCCCGTCGCCGGACTCCTGTTTGTAGCCGTCACCAAACTGCGCGGTGCGCACCCGATAGGTAATCTCGGGTGAGTCGCCGTGCTGCGTTGGCCAAATGAACGTCTCGATCGCCATCAGGCCCTCCCGTTAACGTTGCGAAAACTGACACCGCCAGCGCGCCAAGACTCAGCCACGGCTCTCTCTGCCGCCACCTTCATCTGTGTTTGAAGGTTCTGCTGAAGCGCTTGCTGATCGATCTGCATGCCTTCCGAGCTGCGATCTGGAATCGCTACGGTGACCGGTGCGTAGATGCTGATGTTTGATCCGCTGCTGTCACCGCTCAGCGCACGCACGCCGAGATGACCGCCGGCTGTCCGGGTCAGCGGCATGATCGCCTCCGGCCCGGCCTCGCCCATCAGTCCTGCGCCCTTGGCGAACGGGAAGATGGTCGGAGAGCTGACCACGCTGTTCGAGTAGGCGCTCAGGCCTGGCGTATCGAAGACGTTGCCCTTGGCGCTGGCCACCGGCGTAAAGCCTGAAAGGTCGCCGCTGTAGCCTGTCTGAGTAGATCCCGCCGAAGCGGCGGTACCGCTGCCAGTGAAATAACTGGTGGCGGCCCCGACCAAGCTACCCAGCAACGCCGAACTGGCCTGCCGAGTAGCTATGCGCGCCATGTCTGCAATGATCGACTTCGCGAAATCGCCGAACGAAGCCTTCCCAGTCATGGCGAAGTTGACGATCGCGTCTTCCATCGAGCTGAAGGCGTTGCTGAACAAGCTTTTCGTCTGTCCGGCAACATCCCGCGCCGACTCCAGGTAGTTCTGCCACGCCGACGATGCGCCGGCGCTCCAGTCGCCCTGGGCAGCGGTCATCTCGTCGTAGTTGGATTGCACGGTGTCGTGCAGATCCTGCTGGGTGGTTTTCAGCGCGGCTAGCTTCTGGGTGTACTCGTCAAGGCTCATGCCTCGAGAGCCGTCGCCGTACTGGTTGGCCAGTTCAAGGCTCTGCTGATTGAAGCGGTCATCGATACCGTTCTGCTGATCCGTCAGCCCGCGCTGGCGATCACCCTGGCCAAGGCCTGAAGCTGCGCGCATACCCTGCTGCCGAAGTGTCTCGACCTGTTGCTGCAGTGCGCTGGTGTACGTGTTGACAGCCAGAGTCTGCTTGCGCAGGCGACCTTCTTCGTTGGTGGCGATGATCGACAGTTCGCTGTCGCTATCCTGCTGCGCCTTGACCATGGCGCTGCGGGCATCGGCGATCTTCTGATCGATCTGGATGACCTGCGCCGCGGTTGTGCCCTTTTTTGCCTTGGCCGCTTCGAGTGCATCGATTTCCGACTGGTAACTCTGGGCAACTTCTTCGGCTTGCTGCTTCAGCAGGCTGACACGTTGCTCGGTGAAGCTGGCCTGAGAGATCACCCCGGCCCGCTGCGATGCTTCGAGCTCCTTGTCCGCGTTTTTGTAGTAGGCCAGGGTTTCGGCCAGTGCGTTCTTCGCGCTGTTGAAGCCGGTGGTGTCGACGCTACCGGCCGGAGCCTTCGGATCCTTGAACTTGTCGTTGAGGTTCGCCATGTTCTTGGCGACTGCAGCCGGATCAAGTCGGGCGTCGTTCGGGTTGGTCTTGCGGATATCATCAAGGCTTTTATTGTAATCCTTGATCGCCTCGGCGCGCTTCTGCTCGTTGGTCAGCGAAGACTTGGTGATCGCGTCCACTTTGGACATCGCCACGACTGCGCTTTGCTGTGCCTTCGCCTGTTCGCCGTCGTACTTGGCAATGTCAGCTTCAGCGGCCTTCTGGTCCTCCAGCATATTCAGCCGGTTGCGGTAGAGGTCGATCATTTCCTGCTTGTTTTGAAACAGGCCAACATCCCCAGACTCTGCCCGGGCCAGATCACGCTGAGCCTGCTCAATGTCGGAGCCGATGTTGCTGCGACCGATGTTTTTCAGGTTGTCAGCCGCACGCGCAACAGCGTTGTAACCCTTCTCCCAAAAGCTTAGGTTTTCAAGGATTCTCGGCGTGCGCTCGTTGATGGCGTCCGCGTATTGCTCGGTCGCCAGCTTCACAGCACCTGCGTGGTCGCCCTGCTCCTCCAGTGCTGCGATCTGCGAATAAACCGAGGCGGTCAGGTAGTGGTACTGCTCGTTTAGTGCGGCAGATGCCTTCACCGGATCGTCGGCAAGCTTCGAGAACTCGGCGACGGTTTCGCTGACGGCCTTACCCGTCGCTTCCTGCATGGAAACGGCGGCCTGGGTGACGCCAGTGAAACTCTCGCCCGCGATCTTGCCGTTGCCAGCCAGCAGTGCGAGAACAGCAGCAGCTTGGCCAGTGGTGCCCACGGTCGCGCTGACCTGCCGGGCCATTTCGCCCAACTGCCCGGACGATACACCGGCGACGTTGCCAGTGAGGACCAAGCCCTTGTTGTATGCGTCCTGCTCCTCGCTGCCTTTGTAATAGGCAACGGCCAGTGCGCCGACGGCGGCAGTGGCCAGTGCGATCGGCGCGAGGATGGCAAGCAAACCAGCAGCTGATGAACCTGCACCTGCGCCCAGTTGAGCTACGGCGCGCACGCCGCTACCCCAATCACCGGACGACAATGCGTTGCCGAGCTGAACGACGTTTTCCTGCGCCTGGCGGGAGCCGAGCTTCAGCCGGTCGAAACCGGTGGCGGTTTTCTCCAGCGCCGCATAGTTGCCGTCGATCTTGCTCAAGGCCGCGTTGTACTGGTCCTGGCTGATCCGGCCTGCGTCGAGGTGCTTGCCCAACTGCTCGACTTGGGTGTCGAGCTTGCCCATGGCTGCGCGTGCCGGGTCGATTGCTCCAAGCAGGCTGTTCAGGGCCTTCTGCTCATCCAGCGTCGACTTGGCCAGGGCCACCTGCTGCTTATCGAGCTGCGCGGTGATCTTGGTGAACTCGGCCTCGCCATAAGCGCCAGTCTTGGTGAGTTTCGCCAGGCTCTCGCGCTGCTTTGCCAGTTCCTGCGTGGTGGTCGCGCCTTTCGACAACGACTTCTCCAGCGCTTCCATCTCTTTCATCAGGCCAACGGCGGATTGCTCTGCACGCTCGCCGGACTTGGTCAGCTTGTCGAGATCGGTCGCAGCCTGGGCAGCATCAGCGGAGTCGACCTTGATGCCGAGTTCTGCAATGTTCATCGACGCACCTTGAATAAGTGCCCGTCTTCACGGGCTGTTGTCACGGGCTTGGGCCATGACCGCGATGGCTTCCGATTCCATTACGCGGATGTCCTGAAACACACCTGGGCGATCCCTCGCCGAAACACCGACGAGCCTCATCACGTTCGGAAGGACGCCATAATCGAGTCCAGTTGCGCCGCATGCGCCTGTGCGCCACTGAGTCCCCATCGAATCCATGACGAGGAAGGCCTTCCAGTTGTCCGGCCAAACTTCGAAGGTTTCGTCGTAGTCCTCTGGCGAGAAGCCGAACATCGCCATTTGCTCGGCGTCGCCGTCGGCCTCATAGAGCGCGCGGGCAGCGGCGGTCAGTTTCCCAGACGGGCCTTGCCGAAGGCTTCGCTGTAGGCCTTCACCACGGCATCTGAAACACCGACGCAGCTCTTCACCAGGGCTGTGATCGACTCATCGTTGAGCTTTTCGCCGAAGCCCCACGAAATAACCAAATCCCTGATCTGATCGACACCTTGCTCGACTTCAGCCGCAGTGATTTCCGCGAGTGCTGGTTCAGTTCCTTTGAAGCGCTCCCCGAGCTCTTCCGCTTTTGCCTTCCAGGCATCGAACAGCTCAGCCAGTGCCGTGCGATCACGATACTTGAAGGTGAACGGCACCATTGCCGGCCTGTCGCCAACCTGCGGGATGGCCACATCGACGGTGAACGTCGGCTTTGGCGCAATCGAAAACTTTGCCATGTGGACCCCTTAGGCGTTGTAGCGAGTTGGGCGGGAGGCGAACGACAGCGTGATGGTCCGCGTCATGATGTTGTTGCGGCTCAGCGTCGGGGTCGCGGTGATCGACACGTACGTGTAGTAGTAAATGGTCGCGCCGCCCGGTAGGTTTGCACGGACCAGACGCGGCTCTTTATCTTCGTCCGCAGCCTCGACAATCGCGACGTACGCCTGAGCCGGATCATCAGCAACCGGCAGCGTCATGCTGCTGGCCGACTTGGTGGTGGGCAGTTGACGGTCATCATCGTCTTCGAGGAAGCCGTACGTGAGGAACTGCTGCTCGCCGCCGTTGGCAGCTGGCTCAGTGATTTGCGCGATCTGCGTCCAGCCAGAAGCGGCCCGGACAGTGCCTGCACCAGAGCCAGCCGGGTAACTCTTCACGCTGCTTGTATCCACGCCTTCAGCCGCGAAGTCGGCCACATCGGAATCAATCACTCGCGCAGGACGGCCGTTCAGCTTCGCCCACGCCGAATCAATGACGACCACGTCGCCATTGGCCAGGCCGTGCGCGGCAGCGGTCAGCACTGCGGGCTTGGCGTTACTGATTGCAGTGAAAGGTTTCGCGAGGCTCAGCGTGGACGCGATCTCGAACGTGGTGCCGTTGGGAATCTTGACACTCATGGGTTTTCCTCTTTGCAGAAATGACAAAACCCGCTCAATGGCGGGTTCTGGGTTTGCCCAACGGGCTAATTCAGTTGGTGTCGGCTCGGTACAAGAACGAAACCGGCACCGTATAGGTGGTGTCGTCTGGAATGCCGGGACCGGGATCGACCGGTGTCATAGTCATAACGGTCAATGCGCCCTTCGTGTTCCGCTCGTACAGGGGGAACAGCGCGGCGATCTGATCAGCCAGCGCACCGGCTGCACCGCGGTACTTGCCCGATGGCGTGACGATGCTGACCTGAAACACGCCGGTGTACAGCTTGTGGTCACCGCCAAGCGTGTTGCTCGCGGTGTCCGCTGGCAGCGTGAACGCCTTCAGGTAGGAGGCGCCGTCGACGGGCGTGAAAGCCTCGTTCTCGACGACGACCTTCAGCGGTACCGGCAAGGCTTTCGCCCAGTTGATCAGCTTGGCCTCGTAGATTGAGGCAATGATGTTGTGACTCATATCTGGTTGTTCCTGATGGCCTCTTGCACGATCTGCTGGAAGCGGGCCACGGTGATGCGGACCATGCCGCCGGGTGCCTGGGTCGAATGCCCGAATTCCAGCGGGATGGCGTACGGTAGGTTGTTGATGAGGTAGGCAGTTTGTCCGGCGGTGAAGTCGCTGACAGCCGAAACCAGTGCAGCGATTGTTGCTTGCCCACCTGGATCAACCTCGTCAAAGGTCACGTTTTCCACTACATCGATCGAGAGGTGCCAGTTGGCCCGGAACCGGCCGCCGACATAGCCTTCAGGGGCAACGATATCCATGCCGTCGTTCAGCTTGCGACCCGGCTTGAGGCGACCCGCTTTCGTCAGGTTGGCTGGATCGCTGCGTAGAGCACTGTTGTGCTCGTCCACGGCCTTGTTGTACTGATGGGCCACAGTGTTCTGCGCCCAGATCTCAGGGTTGCCCACCGGTGACATCCGGATGACGCTGCTACCGACCTCGATGATGATCTCGCGCAGACTGGCGTCGATGGCTTCCGTGGCTTGGGCCGCAAACTCGGCAAGGCTCAGCGCGAAACTGCCGGATTGGCCGGCGCGATTGTTTGCCATCTTCAAACCCTCAACTGGACTGTCCAGGTAGCGCCGACCGGGTCCTGGCTGACGTTCAAAGCGCGCTTACCGCCGATGACATCGCCTATTTCTGGAACTGCAAGAATTGCTGTCGAAGCACCCAAAAACGTGATGAACAGCTCGTTCTGGAGTACCAGAAGCTTTTCGTCAGTTGTCTGGATCAGCGAGCCGTCGATTTCCTTGGCCAGGTAGCTGCCGAACACTCCACGGCCGCCGTAGGTGATGGTCACTTCGGGCGCTGTGCCAGTGTCGGGGTCGTATTCACCCGCCACCTTCCGAATGCCAGCTACCGGCTTTACGGCATCTGCCAAACCATCAGGATCGTCGAAAGCCTCGACCATCTCAGCCTGAATCTCGTCGCGCATGCCCATGATCAGATCCTCTTGAGCATCATGACGCCGGAGCGCTTGGTCCAGGGCACCAGCAATGCCAAGGCGAAGTTCTCGCCGGCAGACAGGTCCTTTGACCCGGCCGCATAGGTCTTGCTCGTCGAGGTGCCAGATTGAGCGGATACCGTCTTGCTGAGGACTTCCTTCTGGGTGGCCTTGTACAGATTGCCCGCTGCCGCCTCGTTGGCGACTTGGGCGCCGGCTGTTTTGATCTCAGCCGGAACCGGATCGGGAACAACCCGCTTAATCTTGGCCGTGAGCCAGGCATTCGCCATGCTCACAGCAAGGACCGGATCACCGGTGCCCGCCCAGCCAGGACCCAGCAGGGTGTCAACGTCGGCAACAGTGATGAAGTCGGTCATGTGCTTGTCCTTATTCCTTTGGCACCAGGGCCTGAAGGTCTTCTTTCAATGCGGAGGCATCGAACGCGATGCCCTTGCCGGTCAGCCACTCTTTCAGGTCGGCGACCTTCATTTTCAGCGGGTCGGTTTCGGGGTTGGCCTGGCCCTTTATGGCTTCCGCAATTTCTTCCGGCGTGCTGCGGGAGACATAGCCTTGCGGCGGGTAGTTGGCTGCCTGATAACCAGCGTCCATAAACTCGGCGACTGTTGGGCCGTCTTCACGCAACGACGGAGTCTTACCGTCGGTGACGATGATGCCAGCGCGCTTGTAGGCTTCAATGATGTTGGGCTTGTCGCCGTCCACCATCACTTCCTTTGCCGAACTGATGACCCCGAAGAACTCATTGAGTAGGCGATAGCAAACCTCAGGCTCGTTGCCCGGCTTGTCGGTGTAGATAACCTTCATGATTCTCTCCGTGTCGACTGGGGCGCCGCGAAGCGCCCCGCCGAGGTTGGCTTACGGGGTGGCGGTGCCGCTGATTACGGCAGCGAAAGGAACCTGCTTGCGGTCGAAGACACGTTCCCAGTTTGCCGCTGCGGCGTACTGCGCGGCAGTCGGGCTGAGGTTCTGATTGGTGCTGCCCTTCCAGCTGAAGCCGGCTGGTTGCAGGATGAGCGTCTTCCGCTCCCACAGCACCTCCGCACCGCCGCCGTTACCGCCGGAAGCTTTGCGCTCCAGCTCGACAGGCACGGTTGGATTGCCTTCACCGTAGCCGAAAGCGCCTTGACCGAAGAAGACTGACAGGTAGCGACCAGGGCCGTAGACGAGGCTGTCGTCCATGAACACCGGCTTGCCGAGATAGGTAGCCAGGATGATCTTGCCGTCGGAGTCGCGCAGGTACTCAATGAGATCCTGCTTGACCATCTGGTTCATCACAACCGAGTGCACGCCAATAGCAGCAAACACATCAGCAGCATCACCCGAAGTGAAAGCAGCATCTTGGAACGCGCCGGCGCTGATGGTCGCGCCCGCATCGACAACCATGTCACCGGCATCATTCAAGATGTTCGAAGCGATCACGCCACGGGCTGCACCGAGCAGGTAACGCTGCCAACGGCGAGTCCAGTAGGTACCGAAGCGGTTGCGGATGTGCTGCATCGGTTCGGAGTTGGCGAGCTCCGAGGTCAAATCCGCTACGCCGTAACCTTTGTTGAGGTACAAAGTGCGGGCACGCATGCTGCCTTGCTCGGCCTTGCCAACTTCACCCAGGTCATCCGGGTTGTCGTTGGAGATGTTCGGTTCTTCGTCAGCGTCCAGGTCCTGCCAGTAGCTGATTTCCGAAGTGCCCTGGCCGTTCTGCGCAATGGCATCAAGCTCGGGGGATTTGGTGATGATGCCCGACTCAAAGACAGCGGTCTTTTCCGGGGAGTTGACCGGCGCCAGAGCGCCGTAGTAATCGGCGACGAAGATGTCTGCCAGCTGGGTAGTTGCCATGGATTAGGTTCCTTTGGTGGCCAAGAGTTTTTTGAACTGCTCGGGGTTGTCACGGGCAAGCGCAGCGCGCTCGGTTTCCGTGTACTCACCCCACTTCTTCGTGGCCTTGCCACCTTGATCGCCGGTCTGACCGGCACCCTGAGCCCTTGGCCACAGGTGTGTTGCTGTTTCGCGCAGCGATTCCGCCCATTCGAGCGGCGTCAGCGGGGTTTTCCCGTCCTTCCCGTAAACGACCTCGCCGTCAGTGGCAATCGCCTCGCCGTCTTCACTTAGTTTGAAAGTACCCCGGGCGCGCAGGATAATGTCCTCGGCAGCCTCGGGGAGCGCGCCGGCCTTGATGGCAGCGGCGCGAATGGAGTCGGCCAGTACCTTGTCGCTGTACTTGGCAGCGAAGGCCTCGGCCTTGTCGGCTCGGGTCTTCTCGGCGGCCAGCTTGGTGTCGTAGTCCGTGCGCAGGCGCTCGGTACGCTTGGTGATGACCTCGTCGAGCTTGCCCTCAGCCAGCAACCGAGTTTCCTCGTCCTGGCCAACCTTGTTCAGTAGGCCCTTGACGGCCTCGATGTCCAATCCTTCGAACTGGGTTTTGAAACCATCCAATTCGGTCTTGGTGGTTCTGAGCGAGCCAAGCAGCTCGGTATTTTTGTTCTTGAGGCCCAGCGTTGCGGCTTCAACTGCTGCCGCGATCGCGGTTTTTACCGCCGGGTCTTCAAGATCAATCTGGTTTTCGTCTGCCACTTGGTGCACCCCTTGGGTTTGGTCGGCCCGCTTTGCAGGCATAAAAAAACCCCGGCATGGCCGAGGTCAGTTGTTGATAGTGTCTAATGTTTTTTCCATACGTTGCTGCTTGCGAAACTTCAATCGGCTGGAGTTTCACCATCGGGCGCACTACAGAGATTCCTGTATTGCTGAAACTCTTTTCTGAGAGATTCTCTATCCCTACTCCATACCTCTCGCTGTTCAGCTTCAATCAGAGAAAAGAAAGAACGCATTAACTCAGGGGGCAGTGGGTGTCTAAGATCAGCGTGTGCAGTCCTAAGCAGCAAGCAAGCATGGCGCTCTCCGCATAATTTCAATTCAGAAAAATACTTTTCAGCTGCTTGCGGGTTGTACCGATCTAACACGACGTTCCGCTTAGCCAATTCAGCTGTAGATAACTCAACCAATACTAGGGCTAATCGCCGATATTCGCCCCTTTTCACATCGACTAAAGTTGATACGTCCCCCCTATCCAGCTTCGTAGGAAACGAAAAGCCCAACCTTGGAAAGCTCGAGAGCTCATATCGCTGTTTTTCATCAAATAAAATTGACGCAGAAAGAACGGTAGAGGGAATTATCCCATCCGAAACTATTTGTATTTTAAAAAACCATTCCCCCTGCTCAAGTAGTATGCGGCATCGGGCTCTCTCTTTTTCCTGCTGTCTGTGAAATTGAATGAGTGCAAAGCCCACTGCAAGCAATGCGCCTAAACCAGACACCCACCCTCCCAGCATGGAGAGGACAGGTACAGTCTCGGTAATAAAGTTGCTGTGATTATTTCCCAGTCCAAATGACAAGCCTAACAAAAAGGCAAGCCCGAACATTGCGACTAGCGCAACGAGCCAAAGCATCCAACGCAGCAATCTAAACATCAGCTATTCCTTAGCCACTAAGTGCAAGCCGCGCATTTTAAGGTAATCCGCAAACTGCGTCCTACTCGGCGCGTATGGCGGCGGGCGCATTCGAAGTCCTGGTGTATCGCGATTCAGTCGCGACCGCCGGCCGTTTGGCTCAGTGCAGTACGTCGGCTCTTCGATCTGGAATCCCTGGTCGTCAGCGTGAAGCTCGACGGCTAGCCGCACTTGGCCCCACTCAATCTCAAAGGGCACGAACGTCTCGGACAGCGTCTGGTACTCGATCTTGCAGTCACGCCGGGGCCAAGCCATTCCCTGCTCGGGATTGGCCTTGCGGCCCTTCCACTGGCGGGCGTTGATGTCTGCCGCAGCGCGTAGCAGCAGCGCGACCTGATCCTCGGTCACTTCAGGTATCCGAAAACCATAATAGTCGCGGTAGAAGATCAGCTTCTCCAACGGCACGAAGCTGTTGGCTCCCGGCCTGCCCTGCCCGTCTTCGACAATGATCTGCATCGGTCATCTCAACCTGGTGGAGCCCCGAGTGTAACGCCTGCCCGGGTGAACATGTCAGGCTCAATGGCCTTCAGTTCGGCCAGGGTCAGCGGCTTGAACTTCTTGTCGAGCTGCAACATGGCGAACTTCTCAGGCGTCAGGCCACCGTCGCGGAACAACTTGCCCCGCACCGGCCCGAGAGCATGGTCCTGGAAACGCGCCGGCTGCGTTGCCAGCCATTCGTAATAATTCAGACCGGCGTCGACCTGCCCGGCCCCGTTGTCGCCAATCGATGCCCGCGTGGCGTCTTTCGCGAACAACTCCGAAAGCCTGGTAGTCGGGACGGTCGTCGATCGGCAGTTGATGTGCGCCGGCGGCAATGGCCCCTTGCCCAGGTCGAAGCGCATTCCGTCCAGGCCCTTGCATTGCTGTGAAGTCTTTCGGTCGAGCGTCGACACCCAGCGATAGCCCAGCACGACGTCGCTGTTCGCCTTTAGCGTTTTCATGCGTGCCGTTGTGGCCACATGCTGAATCGCCGTCTGCACCACTGATGCCGCATTGCGGTTGCTCACCGCGAGAATGCCGTCGGTGAAGTTCTGCGCTGCGGTGCCGCGCACGGCTTGGATGATCTGGGCGTTCGTCTGGCCCTGGCCGAAGCCCAGCCGTATCGTGTTTGTCACCCTCATGGTTTCGGTTCTGGTCCAACCACTGAGAAAACTCTTCAGCAGTTTGCCGCCGTCCAACCCTTTGACCTGAAGCGGATACGAGAACACCGCGGCGCGGATCACTGCGTTGGCCGGGATCACTGCGTCAATCGACATCGCATGGCTGAGGCTGTTGGCCTCGAAGGTGGACTCATACAGCGCGATGTCCACCAGATCTGTTTGCACCACATCACCGAAGGCCTTGTAGATCTCCAGTAGCTTGCCGTCGACCCTCGCAAGGAACTGCTCAAGGCGATCACGGCTGTAGGTCGTCAACTCCTTACGGGTCAGTTGCTCCCGCACCAGAGTGTCGATCTGGCGCAGGTACTTCTCGAACTTCTTGACCTCGCCGGCCTTAAGCCGCTCGATCATCACTGAGTGACGGGTCGTCTGCTCCAGCAGCTGGCTGTCGGCCTGTTCCTGGTTTGCTGTTGGCATCTTCTTTGTCCAGGTTGAGGCCGGCCGATTCGCGCTCGTCGCTGATCAGTTCGGCTTCTTCGTCGTAGAGGCGTTCCGGTAGTTTCCCGGTCGTGAGGTACTGCCAGTAGGTGTCGGCGCTGATGGTGCCGGCCATGACGCTCTTCTGAAGCTCGCCCAGTACCTGAGGGTCGACCTGTGGAATCACGAACTCAGGGTTGACCTTGAACGTCACCTGCTTCGGGTCGTAACCCTTCCATTCAGCGGCGTACCGCAACGCCTGCTCTACCGCCTCAGCCACCGTAATGACAATGCTGTGCAGAGTGGCATGCTGATCGTTCTGGCGCGTCTTGCGCGCCTCCCCCGACTCAGTGCCGCCAACGTCCATCACCTTGGCGCCAGCCTCAACAGCGGCGTTGCGCTGGTCATCCATGGCCTTGCGGACGGCTTCAATGCCAGCGCCTTGGAATTCCAAATAGCCACACTTGCCGAGCGGCCCGAGATCCCAGGCGGCAGACGGACCGGTAACACTGAGTTCCACCGTCTCATCCATGCCCGACACCCACGGTTGCGGGTGGCTGGTCTGGTGCAGAGCGGTGAAGTAGTCAGCGCTGAGCTGGTAGGACTTCAACGCGGCCCGGGCCATCGTTAGCAGCGGCACTTCGTCGACGTCTGGTGAATTGTCCGTCGAGCCGCAGTAGATGACCGGCAGAAACTCTAGGCCTCGCACCAGGCGATTGTCGGTGCCGGTTGTGCCGAGCGGCTTCAAATCCTCAATGACCTCTCCGTTTTCACCCAGCACCTCGCTGTGACACACGCTGCCGATCATCTTGAAGACCCGGTAAACCATCTTGCAGTCGTGGTCGAACTCATCCTCTTTGTCGTCTCGAAACTCAATGAATACGGCTAGCACCAGGTCTTGTCGGCCGCCTTGACTGCCGACCTTCCAGTTGATGGCGTTGCGGGTGGCATAGGTCGAGAAATACGGCTCGCCTGCATCGTCGATGTTCACCACCAGCGGCACCCGGCCATGGGAAATGGCCTGGCGCACCATTCGGAAGAACAACTGCTTTAGGCCGAAGCCGTCCGAAGTAGCATTGTCTTCCAGCCCTTTCAGACCAGACGGCAATGCGATTTCAGGAATCAGCCGGGTCACCAGACCCATCATCGACCGCAGCGAGTCGCGCACCCAGTGCTCGTACTGAGCGCGGTTTGTATAGTTCTGATACAGGTATTTGTTGCCAGTTGCGTCGAGCTTTTCAGCCTCCACCATGCCGCTGGGCTTCGGCAGATTCCGACCGTTGCGCTTGATGGCGCCCTCACCTTCGAGCGCGTCGTCCATCATTTCCCATTCGGCGATGTGCGCGTCGAAGTCGGGGTTTGTCGATTGCACTGGCATCAGGCCAATCCTCCAATACGGCGGACACCGCCTGTGCGTTTGCGCCTACCCATCGACACAGCGAAGTAGCGGAATGCGTCCGCGCCGTGAGATGACCAGTCGTGTAAGGGTTTGTCTTTCCAGCAGCCGCGCTTGTCGTCCCACTCTTTGCGGTAGTTCTCCAGGCAGGAAATACCCAGTTCGCATTTCGACTCATCAAAGGCGCATGCCGGAAGGATCTCCCGAACCTGCTCAATGCCCTCGTCGATGCCGAGCTTTGGAACCACGCTGAACTTGAGGCTGTATTTCTGCCCATCAATCTCGTAGCCCTCTCGGGCCAGCTCGCGGCGAGTCTTGCCGTCGCTGCCGAACTCTCGGTTGTCGATGTCGTGCGGCCCCCAGTGATCGCCATACGTGTATTTGCGGTCCTTGAGCACCTTCATGTAGTGCCGAAGGCCCTCACCGCTATTCTCGTAGAAGTCGATGACGTGGTATTCCTCGCCAACGATCCGGACAAACCAGATGGCCGTGGAGTCGCCGACACCAATGTCCCAAATTGTATGGACCGGTAGATGGCTGTTGTCTGGTAGTGGGCCGATGCGCTGAGCCGCGTAGAGCTTGGTGAACTGCTTGGCGTAATAAGCGCCTTCGATCGACTGCTGGAAGGCTTCGGTCGGCAGAGATGGGTATTCCCGCTTCATGTCGTCGCCGAGCGTCTTCTCCTTGGCCGCGTACCAGGCGCGCTGGCCGTCGTTCGTGACGATGCCGTGTTTGGCGTGCAACTCGTTGAAATAATCGGACAGGCGCTGCGGGATGACCACGTCGGTAGGGTCAAGCGAGTAGGCCTTGTTCTTCCACCAACTGAAAAAGAAGAACTTCCAATCCAGCAAGCCAAGAGGTACGCCGGCCAGTTGTTGGCGCTCAGCACTCTGCGAGTAATCGAAGAAGTAGCCGGCCCGGCCTTCCGCCGTTGATTCAATCGTGACGAAACAGTCGGTGGCCACGGCCTCGAAGGCGCCAGTGACAATCTCGCGGGCCTTGTGGGGAAACTTGGCGCAGATCTTCCCGAACTCGGACACATGCAGGTAGCGCAGCGTGCCACCCCGGAAGGACGTGGAGACGTAGAGCGAACCGCCTTTACTGAACACCAGCTCGCCGGCAGCATCGTTGCTCGCTGGGTTGGCAGCGCGGATCTCCGCCGGCAGATTGTCGTAGGCGTACTTCACCTTCTCGCGGAACAAGCGCTTTGCATCGTTCAGGGTGTGAGCGATCAACGCGCACTTGGCCGACTCGAACAGAGCCGCGTCCAGCTGGATGATGCAACACTCGGTTGTGAATCCGAGCTGCCGAGCCTTCAGGATGATGTTGCGAGTGTGCATCCCATCGAAGTACTCGATCTGCTCGTCCGTCATCCGGAAGCGGACCTTTTTGCCCTGCTTGTCCGTGATGAAGTAGAGGTTATTCAGGCGCCAACGCTTGTCCCGGAGCAGCTTCAAGTGCTCGGGCTTCATGTCAGGCTTCCTTCGATAGATCGTCCATCAGTTTCGATAGCTCGTCGGCGTCGTTGCCGCCAGTCTTGGTGTCGAGGTCGTAGGCTTGGCGCTCCAGGGAGATCAGGGTCTTTAGCGTCTCGGCCATTTCCTTCATCGTTTTGGAGCGGCCAGGTAGATCAATAATCTTCTGGTACAGGTCGTTGCGCTTGTCCTGACCGTTGTCGTCTTCGGAGCGCATCAGCTCGCCCAACTCTTCGAACAGGTGACGGTTGTCTGTTAGCCCTTCGAGCTCATCCAGCAGTTTGTTCGTGAGGCGTCGGCCGCGTGAAATGTCGCCACGGTGAGCCATGCGGATGTTCGCAATGACTTCGGCGTTTACCTCGATGATCTCTCTTTCGGTATCCGCCTGTTTGCTGGATACCTCAGTGGATACCGTGCGTTTGGATACCAGCGCATCGGCCTTGGCTTGGATCTTCGCCTTGAGGTTTCGCTCCCAACCATCCCGCTTGGCGCGCTTGTTGATGGCGCCGTGGGTAATGCCTTGCGTCGATGCGATCTCTCGGATTGAAAGCAACCCGGCCCGGTAGGCGCGTTCGATTGCCTCCCAGTCGGGTTGCTTCGTTGTCATTCAAAATCTCCACCCACAAAAAACCCAGCAGGAAAGCTGGGTTCAGTTTGATGCCTCTACGTTATTAATTCAGTTGGTAGTAGGTGATAACCACAGCCACGATTACTGTTATCACACCGCCGATTGTTGCCTTAATGGTGTTTTCGACAATCCAAAAACGAACTTTCGAACTCAATTTCTCTGGTCCTTCTGGCGCCATGCCGACTGGTTTCGGGTTTCCTGCATGGCAGTTCTCAGCTTCCACGCGTTTTAGGCGCTCTCCTTTCATCAAAGCATCTGCTGTTGTTGTGCAGTTTTTCGCCTTGATGTCCTCAGAGTCCTTGAAATCAAACATCGCCATGAACTGCTCTCCTTACCAGGACCGCGAGTGGAGTAGGACGACTAATCCAGCCTCGATCGTCATGCACCAGATTTGTCATCTGCAGCCCCTTAACTCGCGCGCCTTTAACAGCCGTACGTGTCTCGAAATTAGCATCTATCAGATTTATACTTTCGGAGTCTGAGATATCAAACCCAACTTCCATCCCCTTCGCGCTTGGACCAGTGAAAGTTAGATTTTTACAGTTGCGAATCATAAAACCAGCCATCACGATCGCCCTCGTTGGTGATGGCATAAAGATAGCATCTCCACCAACGTCCGATAGAAATCTCCCAGATTCGCGAAACGTGTCGCGGACTACTTGATGTTCTGGGCGGCCGTATATGCCGCCTCACACGCAAAGCCAGCTATTCGACTTCGGTCAAGCGCCTCTGCCAGGCTTCCCGCTCTTTCGTCAGCGCTTCTACGCAGGTCGGCGAGCAGAACGGTAAGGTCGGCTCTTGCCTTGCCTCCGCTGGCAACCTCGGCAGTACAGGACTTTCGCCCGGCAATGAGGTCGGTGATTTGCTGCTGCAAGCTGCGAGCCCGGCTATCAGCAATAGCAACGGTAGCCGTAACATGTTCAGTCTTGGCTTTCGCATCGTCGGAGACTCGGTTGATGTCATCAGTGATTTGGCGTTGCAGGCGCAGTGTGTTGCCGAGTGAAGTCACCCGAGCATTGGCCATGTCGAGCTCGGCCACCACGAGTGCGCGCTCAGCCTTCACGCCATCCAGCCGCCACGAGAGGTAGCTGATGGATGCCAGCGCAGCCAGGGCGAACCACAACCACATCGGAACCATCCGAAGAAGAGTCACGGGGTCTTTCTCTCTGATGCCTTGCCGACATTGTCGCAGGTCATGCAGTGCTCACAGTTCAGCGTTCGGCAGAGCCATGCTTTCACCGGCTGCCAGTACGTGACCATGAAGATGTGGCGGGCGCCGGCAAAAGCCAGAGACACATGCAACGTCAGCCCTGCTGTGGTCGGGCCGAAGAAGATGTTCTGACTCCGAACCATCACCACAAAACCGCTGATGGCGATCGTCGAGTAGATCAGCTTGCCGAGGATGCCGTCCCTCACCTTCCCGCTCAGTACACACCAGGTTGCCCACAACGAAATCAGGCCTACCGCGATGGAGTTGATCAGTTCGTAATTCATGGTGGATTGCCTCCCCCGAACCGCTGGCGGATAAGCGCCCAGAGGTCAGCGGCTTTGATGGCTCGGTTGATTGCCAGCAGAAGCGAGCCTCCGAAGGTCCCCAACAGAAAACCGATCCCGGCAACGATGCTCGGCTCGGTCACGTTCAGGTAGGCGCTCACCATGCCGGTCAGGTACAGGGCGCAGACAATACCGGTGAACAGGAATTTTCCCCAGGCACGCCAATCGGTCAGGTCTTCCTTGTGCCACCAGCTGGCGACGATCGCCCCAATAAGGCCAGCGATAACCCACTCGATTCTGTCGAGCAGGCGATGCAATAGATCCATGCGCTCGACTCCGTGGGGCATGTTTGAAATAGGCCAGCCCCAGCAGCACTCCCAGCTCAGAGCGATGGGTGTGGTGGAGCCGAAAACGAAAAAGCCCCGCACGATAGCGAGGCCTTGAAATTGGTGTGAGGGTCTTTCCCCTCCTGTCTGCCGAAGACCTTCTCTGCGTCGACGCCCTATTGCATCGATCTCGCAGATTCAGTCTCGCGCCACCCCGGAGCATGTACGGCCAGGGTTCGCGGGCTGCCGGTGTTTTCTCGTGTCACTGCACTTGCCGGCGTATCAGTGTCCAGGCCTTCCCGAAGGCTGCCCTGGCTACAGATGAAATTGAGGCAATAAAAACCCGGCGCTTGGCCGGGTCTAAAAAGTATGAGAACTCAAGATTCTAGTTGATGCAAAATTCTACGGATCTCTCCAGCATCAATCGTGGCCTGCATTGACTCGAAGAGTAAGACCACGTTGGAGCCTTGTAGCACATCGTAAAGCTCATCTCCGAACTCAGTTCTCCGTACCGCCCCAAGACTGCCAACGCCACGATTGGGATTTGAGGCCTTCTCAATCAGGCCAACGAACTCCATTTGCTCTGCCAGCTGTTCCGCCCAAGGACGAACATCTTCCGTTGACGGAAGGTCGCTTTCTCCAAGACTCTCGAGATGTCTGCGGTATGCAGACCCCACGAGTGACGGAGCAAAGGATTGCCCCTCATTGGCGGAGGCCAGAATTCGTTTAACCAGCTCCCACATCTCCATGCACATCACTCCCTTGAAATTAGGATGACTGTGCCATGACTGCAGAAAATAAAAAACCCGGCTCGATGGCCGGGTTCAGGTGTTCGTGTGCGTGTTGCGTGAATTGCGCACTATGGGAAAAGTACGCGCAATTCCCCGTCATGTCAATATGTTTATGCCGCCTCTTCTTCCTTTTCCGCGTGAATGACCTGCCATACCGGCTGCTGCGCCTGAATATCCACTTCCTTGATGACTTCTTTCAGGGATTCCCATAGGTCGAGCCAGTCGCGCGTCCAGTTTTTCGGATCAATCGTCACGCCGAAGAAGGTCTTCATCTCGGCGGCGACCCGAGCCGGCCCCCACTCAGCCGCCCCGACCACTTCCCCTTTGTACGATTGCAGCGCCAAAGTCACCAAGTACTGCGCCTTCACGCGCTTGGCCGAAGTGAGGTCTGGCAACTTGGCATGGGCGGTGATCAGCAGCACAGCATTCATGACGTGGCGCATGGTCATCGCCGGGTGGTACAGGTAGTGCCCGAACTGTTGTACCTGGAACGGCAGCGTGTCGATGGCGCGCAAGACCTTGCCGATGGTTGCCAGGTGCGCGGCGCGGGCGGTAGATCGGCCAATAGGTGTGCGGCGAGTCTCGCTGATACTGATCTTCTGCCGAACGATCTGGATGCGTTCTTCCTTGTCATCGCCCAAGGCTGCAAACACGGCTTCGTGGCGGCGCATTCGGCTGCCCTTCTGTACCGGCGCCGACTCCGCCTTCTCAATCGCCACAGCGCTGATCGACGCGTTCGATTCGTGCTGCGACTCAGTCCATACCTGCCTTGCGTTGATCAGCTTCATGCTGCTTCCCTCTTCAGTTCTTTGGTCTTCGCCAGGTAATCGGCCTTGATGGTTTTCAGGTCTTCAATGGTGTAGCGCTTCGGGTCGTGTGGCCCCTCCAACCAATCCACCTTGTCGGCGCCGATGCGCTTCACCAGCTCGATGCGGTAATTCACGATGTCGCCGGACTTGTGCGTGTTGCAGGGCGAGCATTGCCGGTGGCAGTTCAGCGGTTCGAATCGCAGTGCCGGATTACTCCCTACAGTCCGGTAATGCCCGGCGTCGTACTTGCCCTGGTGGTGTCGGCCGCAGCTGATGCACGGCAGAGCCGCGTCACGCTCACGAACCCAGGCGTTGAATGCGGTCTGAGCCTCTTTCATGTACTGCCCTTTCGGCTTGATCCGCTCTTTAGCTGCGCGGATCTCCTTGCGGCCTATATCGGCCAACGATTTGCGCGCTTTCTCTTCGTTTACGTGCTTGATGGCCAGTCCGCACTTAGGGCTGCACACGGCCTGACCCAGGCGCTGCGGCGGGAAGCTGATGCCGCACGCCGGGTTCTTGCAGGTTTTCGGCTTGGGTTGCTTGGCGATCATGCAGCCTCCTTGCTGAGCAGATCGGTGAACACCACGCCCTGGCCGGTGAAGAACGCGGCGATGCGGTCGGTGTACTGAATGCCCTGGGCGCGATTGAACAGGCTGGTCACCGGGAATCCGTCAGGGCCGAACAGCTTGCACTCACCCATCATGGCCAGCTTCTCTTCGTAGGGCAGATGGCGCATGACCCGGTACCAAGCAGCCTGGAATCCTGAATCCTCGTTCAGCAGGATCTGCACACCGAAGTGCAGCTTGCAGTAGCGCCGAGCATCGGCCGCATCGCCGATCTGGGTCATCTCAGCGATGCGCTTGTACATCCCAAACCACAGCGAGTTCTGATCAAGCGTGCGGTCCTTGCCCGGGCGCAGGGAGACCACGACGAACTTCTTGTCGCGGTACATGGTGGTCAGGCAGGTGATGGCCTCGGAGAGCTTGGCCTGGCTGTTGACGCTGATCTTGTCGGTCATGATCAAAACCCCTCCTTGCCGCGCTGTGATTCCCACTCGAACGGAATGACGATCACCCCGCCCTCCCGCAGACGATCCGCACACCGCTCGCCGATCGCGGCCGGCAATGCCTTGGCATCCAGGTTGGAAACGATCACCGTCGGACGCTGCTCCTCGTACCGGCCGTTGATGATTGCGAACAGCGTGGTCAGCTCGAAGTCGCTGGGCTTTTCCTTGCTGACGCCGATCTCATCAAGGATCAGCAGTGATGGGCTGACGAGGCTCGACAGGATCTGGCTTTCGCTCTGTTCGCTGGTCCGGTCGTAGGTGGCGCGGATCGTTTGCAAGACCGAGCCGACAGTGCGGTACACGGCGGTGGCGCTCGATCTGGCCATGATCTCGTTGGCGATCGCCACGGACAGGTGCGTTTTGCCCGTTCCCGGTTTCCCCAACAGCAACAGACAGCGGCCCGACTCGGCGATCTGAGAGAACTCAGCTGCGTACCTACGGCAGGTGTTCAGCGCCTTGTGCTGCTCGGCGGTGGTGGCCACGTAGCCTTCGAAGGTTTTGCCAGCGAAGCGCTTCGGGATCAGCGCCGAGCCAAGCTTGCGCTCCATGGCCATGCGGAGCATCAGCGCCTTGCTCTGGCGCTCAGACTCTTCCGTCGCTTCCTGGGCGATTCGTGAGCACTCAGGGCAACCGGTCTTCAGCTCGCGGCCGATGACCGAGAAGATCTTCTGCTCGAACTCGCCGTGGGTATCACAGTCGGCGGGCTGGATGCGAGTTCCTGGCGGAAGCTCGGGGGTCGCTTGTACTGGTTCAGAACGCATAGCTACCGTCCTCCCGTTGGATCAGTCCGTCGGTGTAGTTGCGGTCAGCGAAGCCGGTGTGACGGGACTGAACGACCGGTGCCGGGGCCGACTCGGCCATGCGCTTGATCACCCAGGACGCCTTGAATCCCTGCCACCCAGAAGTCAGCGCCTCGGTGATCGCGTCGGCGGCGGTTATCCCGGCTTCGACGCACTTGGCCAGCTCAGCGTTGACGGTTGACCAGACGGTGGCAGTGACGGCGGCGCGCTTGGCCTTGCGTTGGGTTAGCCAGTCGGCCAGCAGTTGCTCAGGGACGTTGTGCGGGTTGTCGGCCAGCAGCTGAGTCATGCCGAACGGAGCCTTGCGATCAGGCTTCGGTTGTTCCGGTTGCTCTTGGGGCGGATTAATCTCTTCCGAAGGAAGAGTTAATAGGGGTTCTTTCTTTGTATAAAGAAGGCAAGTTGCCGTTTTGGTCTCACTCGCATCAGGTCTCAGTGAGACGATTTGGGCTGAGTGAGACGTTTTGGTCTCAGTGAGACAGTCAGGTTTTTCCTCATAGAAGGACCACTCGCGAATAGGGGAAATCCCGATATCACCCCGGCTTCCCCCTACCCGGAAAATGATTCGACGCTCAAGGAGATGACTGATCGCTTTCGACGTGACGTCTCGGCGCATGTTGGTCTGCTTGCCGATATCGTCGGCGGTCAGGCGCTTGGTTTCGAGTTGATAGCCGATGGTCTGCCGTGCAATGGCCATGAGAACGCGCAGTTCGCGCGCTGGCAGGTCAACCGTAGCCAAAGCCTCCATCAGGCTGTTGTCCATACGGGTGAATCCCCTGCTGCTGTTCAGCTGGATGATGTTGTCGGGGGTCATTGCTTGACTCCCTGAGAACGAGATTTGAGGCGCGACACGTTTTCGGAATTAACAAAACGTGTCGCAACATGGTTCGGGGTATTGCTTGAATTGGGCTGGCTCTGCATAATTGGTGCTCTCTAGTTTCGCGAATCAGCCGACCTTCTCCGTCGGCTTTTTTGTGTCTGAAATTCAGGCAGCCTTCAGCGACTCGCGCAGCACGTGCAGCGCGTCGATGGCTTCCTGAATGGCTTTGTCGCCCTGGGCTTTTTCGTGCTGGCTGATGTGGTTGTCAGAAGCGGCGTCGAAGATCAGCCGACCCACGTCGCCGCATTCGGCGGTCAGATGGCACAGCGCGACCATCAGCGGTTTCGCTGCCGGGCGCTCACGCTCCACCAGGTCAAACCCGAACTCGTTGGCCAGGGCCGCCAGCGGACCTTTGTCACCGGTGTGCAGCAAGATCCCGTACAGATGCTCAATGGTCAGGTGGTGAGCGTCGTTGTCCGGGTTTGCGCGCTGGAGCAGGCTCACATGCGGAACACCCATCTTGGCGCTCAGCGATTTAGCTTCGTTGTCCTTGACCGCGTCGTGGCAGGCCCGCAGGAACTTGTCCATTCGTAAAACCTCGTTTCTGTTTCCGTGGTGGCGTAATGCCAACAAGGCGATCATTCGTTCATCAACTGATCAGGGACGAATCCATGACCTTCTCTTCTTCCAGTCCCGAACCAGGGACCAGCGCCAATCTTGAAAGCTGTTACCGACCTAACATTCCCGCTTTGCGGTCCCTAATAAGGGCTGTGAATCACCGCTTTGGAGGAAAGGCGACTACGTTGCTATTGGGTAAGGCGCTGTCGCAGATCGCTTTCTTGAGCCCTGGCATGGCCAGTCGCAAAAGCTCGGAGGCCAAAGCATCCGGGGTGATTCCGATCTCCGACGCCCATCGCGCCAGTTCTTCTGTTGCGCCCTTCCTGAGTTCAACCACTGCACTGGGCATGAAACCCCCTCTATGGCCTTCTCAGGCGCGTCTTTTCTCCAGCTCAAACGGAAGCTCTCCGAGCGTTCGCTTGACCTCAAGCGCGGCCTCGATGATTTCTCGGCTAAGCACGCTGTGTTGCAACTTCATGTCGCGAGCAACGTCCTTCAGTTCCTGAAAGACTTCATCATCGAGGCGCACCTTCACCTGGTGCTCGTGTCGGTGCGTTTTATCGTCGTAAGCCATAGGTTCACTTCCGCTTTCGGTGTGACTGGGCAGGGTTAGGCGGCGGTTTTACGAGTTGGCTGATGGCGAGAACAGAGCTCGCGAGCGGTGATTTCACCGCCTGTAAGCTCCTCCGCCTTGAATGCCTTCTCTGCGCTCATCAAGCAAATGCCAGACACCCAGTACGAAACCGCAGCTTGAGATACGCCGAGAGCCAGAGCTGTTTTGGTTTGCCCGCCGAAGTGGTCGACGAGCCTTTCGATGGGGGTCATTTGAGACTCCTCCTGATAAGCCTGCTTATATCCTAAGTAGAAGGACACTTATTTGCAAGCCGATAAGGGAACTTATAAATTCCAGCGGATGAGCACACTCGCCGAAAGAATCAAATCCGCACGAATTCACGCCAAGCTGACGCAGAAGGCTCTCGCTCTTAAGGCGGGGGTTGAGCAGCCGGTGATCTCGCAGTTGGAAACTGGAAAGAACCTACAAAGCGCGCACCTGCCGAAAATTGCGCATGCGTGCGGCGTGAGCGCCATTTGGCTATCCGAGAATATTGGTCAGATGATCAATTCAGCGGCGGCCGAGTCGAACGTGGGCGAATCCCGTCAGCCCGTTGAGTCCTACCGCTACCCGGTAATCAGCTGGGTAGCCGCCGGCGCCTGGGCTGAGGCCGTGGAGCCCTACCCGGCCGGCTTCTCGGATCGCTATGAGTTTTCCGAGTACGACTCAAAAGGTGCCGCGTTTTGGCTTGAGGTCAAAGGCGACTCGATGACTTCACCGGTTGGGCAAAGCATTACCGAAGGGACTCTAATTCTGGTAGACACGGAAGCAGAGGCTGCTCCCGGGAAGCTAGTTATCGCCAAGCTGCCGGATAGCAACGAAGCGACCTTCAAGAAGCTGGTAAATGACGGCGGCAAGCTATTCCTGAAGCCGTTAAACCCGTCATGGCGAATTGAGCCTTTCACCGAAGACTGCCGAATCGTAGGGGTTGTGGTTCGGGCGCTTCAGAAGTTTTAAATAGACGGCTAGGTGAGCCGATCCATGGGGGTATTCGTGTGCATGCACATCTTTATGGGTAAGAAACGCAGTGAAATCTGTCTCGCCCGGCATGCTGAAGGCGGAAAGGATAGTGCAAGGCAAGGCTGAGTGGATGCTGTAGCGCGGGCCTACAAATGCACGCCTACAACGTTTAAAGGTTAACGCCGTTAACTGTTCTCCGGAGAACCATTAAAGGTACGGCGGATCACCCTGAGTACGGGAATCCCTGCCGATCTGGAACGAGGGCTGACGGCATGGCGCACTCACTTCAATACCAGATAACCGAATCAGTTCGCGTCGTTGAGATCGAGATTGGGAAACTGCTCGATTTGGCAGCAATGCTGAAAGACGATGGAAACGATGCCCTGGCGACGGCTGTCTCGAACCAGGCGAATAAGCTGCTTGAGGCTGCTGTAGCGCTGAGAATCGCGATGGCAGGCTGACTGCTTATGCTGCCGGATCGTCGGCGTTGTGGTTTGGGTACTTCAGAAGTTTTAAGCCAGCAAATCACGATCCTGAATTACGTGTTTTGGCGCGAAGAGTGATTGCGCACAGAGCCGATGAAAACCGCCCCCTTGAAAACGAAGGAAAGGAACTCCGATGAAAAAGCTAATGGTCACAGGGTTGCTCGCGTTGATCGCCGTTGCGATTTACACGCAAATTACGCTCTTCGTGGTCCCTCCCATCGGGGCCGTTCCGGAAGGGCGTACAGTCGTCATGCTAAGGCTCAATAAGACCAATTTCATCGATAGCCCTGATGCCATGTGCGACCGTATGCAGGGTGGAGTCAGCTTGCTGTGCAGAGGAATGACCATGGCCGCTGTCGTAGAAAAAACCAAAATCATCGCAAGGCTTCCCTACTCGGACTGGCTCTATCTTCAGTCTACGGATGGAAAGCGATTCAACCGCTGAGTCATTCTCTTATGTCGACGATGTGATGGGAGGCTTCCATGGGACTCAATAAACCAGAGCAAGACCTGAAGCGAGACCTCCAGGGTGTCGCCTCTGATTTGAAGTGGTCAGCGGTGGAGCTAAAGCGTATTGCTGAGCGACTCAGCCTGGCCGGCAATGAGATCGATGCCCAGGCCATCCATCACCTGATCACTATTTTCAAGGCTGGCGAAGCAAGACTTAATGCTCGATCGGTGGAAATATCCGCCACAAATCCTGAGTCGATAGCCTGAGGTCAGCATGTCCCTCACCAAGCCCAGCCAAGAGCTGCGCCGCGAACTCAAGGCCCTAGGGCTTGATATCGAGCAAGCTGCAGACGAAGTGCTCAGAATCACCAAGGACTGCCGTGATGTCGAGGTGGCAGCCGTCCTGAAGCTGATTGCGAAGCTCTACGAGGATGCGGATCGGGTTGCGGCGCTGGCGGATGAGGTGAAGGCTGGGAAGATTTTGCGCGGGAAGCCTGAGTAGATGGGGCGACCAACTCGAAATTAACATTCAAATTCAAAGGGATTTACATGAGCATTTCAACGGAAAGTCAGCAGTTACACGACGCACTCATATCAGCGGCATTCCTCCTCAAGTGGTCCAGCGCCGATGTTCTCAGCAAGGCACATGGGCGGTCTGAAGCAGGAAAACAGGCCGAAGCAGATGCCCTGCTGAAGATCGTCGGCAATTACCAAGAGTCTGAGTCGCACCTTTTGGGATTTGCTGACGAGGTGAAGGCGGGAAAGATTGTGCGAGGGAAGGCTGAGTAGTTGATGCAGGCCGGAGATGTGATAGAGCGTCGAAGCCGCTTGTTAACGCACATTTCCACTTGCCCGAATCGGAAGGCAGCCCTATGTCAATGCTGCAAGTAAAAAAATATTTGAATTGACTGCGCAAGGAGGCATGGTGCCTATTCCCATACTAGACAATCGAGGCTTGCTCCCTGTCGGGGTTCACGCTTGTAAATTCAGTGATATCGAACAAGCTTTTCTCAATAGCCAGTACAGGGTGGAGCTTTACGAAAACGTAAAGTCATTCATAGACGGCCCACTGAGAAACGTGGCGGACGGGCTGCAGTTGTTTCTCGGAGGAAGCTTTTTTTCAGATAAGCTTCACCCCGCAGATATCGAAGCCACCGTATATCTACCCTGCTATCCGGTTGACCGATTTCAGAATGTCATGGGGCTGTTCGCGCAACATGACTACTATAAACAACAGAATCTTGTAGACTTTTACCCCTCCATCCAGATGCCTGGACAGAATGATTTTGTTCAATTTTTCCAGTACGTCGGCCCTACCACTGCATCAGTAAAAGGCCTGGATGAGAAAGCAGGACGCGGAGTTTTGGAGGTGATCGAATGGGAACTTGGGTAGAACAAGTGAATGGTCGCGCGAGTGTTTTACTCGATCAGATGGTTGCCTGGCGCACGGCTCAAGCCGAAACAAAGGTTGATATTTCTCATGCCATTGACGGCCTAATGAAGAAAATTGAAAACCTCTATGCCAATGAGCTTCCTCTTGCTCGGATCATCGATGTTTCTGACCTCGTCTTGCATGCTGAAGGCCCTTCAGCTGCCACATCTACGCCAGGCCTTCATGCGTTTAACTGGCTATGCGGTTCAGCAGAAAAGCAGATTCGAACGCTAGCAAGATCGATCTTCGATCTGTCAGACCTCGACTCGAAACGATTCTCTAAAAAGCTCGACTTGCGTTTCTCAGGGTTTGCGCCTGGGAGTATTTATGCTGGCTTCTCAATATCCGAGATAGCTCCTATTCTCGGTAGTGACGAACCAGAAATCGTATACGAAACCTTGAGGTCGGCAGTGCGGATGCTTCCGACAATTCCTGAGTTCATTGGCAATGAGACTTTAAGTTTCGGCATTTCTGAATTGATGCCAGATCCAGCGATGCGTGACGCTAGCCTGGAGGCAGTTTTTAGGCTCTCTCCAACCGGGCGTGCAGGAATCCATACAATCGACATTTCTTCACCAGATGCAGGAGAAAGCGCGCTTACCTCGAAGGAACGCATCGTGCTAAAAGAGGCTTTGCTAAAGCCTATCTCTCGGAAGAAAAGCTTCGGTAGATTTGTCGGAGAGGTCCGAGTGATTGATATGGACTCTGGCAGGTTTCAGCTTCGAAACATTTCGGACGTAGGCTCCTTGAGGTGCGTAATGCCAGAGGCGCCAGGCGAGTTATGGAAGAAAATTCTCGGCAGTCAGGTTTGCGTTGAAGGTGAGTACGAAATGGATCAAAGCGGGAGGCCGAGATTGATGTTTGCTAGTCACATTTCCCCTTCCGAAAAACCACTACAGCACGAGTTTTAAGCTGAAGCTTGATCCAGCGCCGAGTCTTTTCGTATCTGCCTGTCATGCCTTCGTCACACCTACCAAGCACAATGCAGTCAGCCAAAGGGATTTGGCCACGTGCATAAAGAGCCCGGCCTAGCGCCGGGCTTTTTCGTTCTACCCTACCCTGGCCCGCCCATGCACTCTGCGGTGCTGGCAAGCAATGCCCCCGCCTGCTGGACAAGCTTTATCCACTCGTCGCTGGTGATAAGGTCGGCGCGTTCCATAGCGTCAGCCCGCCTCAACAGACCGAAGTACTTAACCTCTGCGTCCATTTGGCTTCCGGCCAGTGTGAATAGCTTGCGCCAAGCTGTCATGGCCAGTCTTCGCTGTGCCTCTCTCATTGGAGCCCTTAGTGGTGATCTATGGGTCAGGTTACAGGGCCGTTCAGTATGATGGCACTCTGGGCGACCAATGGTGGCCGTGCGCCATGAACGAATAAAAGAATCTGAATAGAGCCCGCCAAGCGCGGGCTTTTTTGTGCCTGGAGAAAAGCTCGCAAGCCCCCGGCTACCGAAACAAATAGGCCAATGTTTCTTGCCAAAATATGGCAGGAACAATACTGTACATGCATACAGTTATAGCAAGGAGCTTTTCCATGTCAAAAATCGCGTCACCCGCTTCGCATGCCAGAGACTCATATGAATTGGTTGGTCGGCGCATCCAGCGTCTGATAGCCGCGCCAGGCGTTCAGAAGATCCAAGTTGTCACCGTCGCCCGCAACGATGATGAAAGCCCAGAGGCTTGGCGTCAGGTAATCCAAGACATCGAAGAAACGAGCGGCGTGCGCATTGAGCACCTGGACGGCGGCGCCGTCAGGATCGGATGGCGACAGTACTGCGAAGCGTGAAAGGACCCGCCTACGAGCGGGTTTTTTATCGCCTCCGTTAAAATATATAAGCACGCTTATTGACGAATAAAATAGGTGTGCTTATATTTCAATCCATCGCAACCCAGTCCCCACATCGGGACCAGCTGCGAAGGGTCGAGAGATCCGCCGCTCTTTAACAGCTCAGGATCCTCGCCATCGACTACCCCGGGTTTCAGCCGGTAAGAGCGAGCAATAAATAGTTGATGCCACGCCAGCTCTGGAACTGGCCGTGCCTTCCACATGAATGCACGCGAAACCACGCAAGCCAGCCGTACCAGCACCGAACACGAAATGTGCGACGACGGCCAGAGATATGAATCCGGCGATGCGCGTGGTGGAGAAAACAGATTTCACTGGCTGGCCTTGGCGACAGGGCCAGACGGGAAATCAACCGATCAAGCACGGAGCATCAAATGAGCGAGCAAACCCTTCAAGCGCTTCTGGCCGAGCGCGTCACTGCTTTTGCACACAGCGACAAGCCAGTCGAAATTATCGACGAGCACGTCAAAAAGATGTTCACCAGCGTGATCGACAACTGCTTCGGCCGTTACGGTGACATGGGCAAGCAGGTCGAGGAAGCTATCAAGGCCGCGCTGCCAGCCAATCTGACCGAAATCTTCGAGCTGACCCGATACAACGCGATGATCGCAGCCGCGCTCAAGGAAAAGTGGGAAAACAGCGGCGTCGAGGCTGACATGGTGCGACTGGCGCAACAGCAGATCGACGAAGTGCTTAACAAAGACGCAATGCCTGAAGTGATCAGTCTGCAGGCCCTGATGGAAGCCTTCGTCGAGGACCACAAAGAGTCTGCCGCCGAGGACCACTGGGAGCATCCAGATATTCGCTTCCAGCCATCCGACTACGGCGGCCTGCATATCTACTTCGACAAGAAACCCAAAGATCACAGTGTTTCGAGCTACTCAAGAAGCTCTGAGCGCAGCGAGTACATGCTCGACAACGCCATCCACATCAGCTTCGATCGCAACGGCAAGGATCGGGACGAGAAGGGTCGCGAGGTAGGCACGGTGTACTCCGCCAAAATCGATGGCGAGAAGATCAGCCAGACCCTGCGATTCCGTACTCCATTCGAGAAGATGGTCGCTGCGCTCTACTTCGGCAACTCCAAGATCATCGTCGACTGCGATGAGGATGAGTTCAGCTACGGCATTTACGACTGAACAACCAGCGCCACGACAGCCTGTCGTTAACTGCCCGATCCTCTCCACGAGAGCGCATCGGTAGTCGCTGTCTGGAAGAACCACGGGCCTCCGCTTGCGGGCATGGCAAGGGCGGCAGCGACTACCGATGCGGACGAAACTGCGGCCTATAACCGCCCACCTGCATCAAATCCCAGAATCGGTTGTTATCGAGCGCTGGCGAACTGAACACGGCCGTGGAACTCGGCGCCGTAGACGTGACCGGCAAGCAGATGAATGCGCAGTGCTGATGCGCATAGGGCTCGGGCCTTGTTGGGATACCTCACGGGATTACAGGGGTGAGGATCGAAGCCGGTCATGCGGAACAGTGACATGACGAACTCAGTACTTCATGCCGGGATCAGCTCCGGCCATCTGCACCACCAACTGCCAGAGCGCACCGCCGCAGTTGAAACCCTGCACGGAGGATTTGCAGCCATGCACCAGTAAGCAATCGCTGCTGAGCAGCAGTGTTCCCAGCCACTAAAGAGCCGGGCGCTTGGGCCGACGAGAGAATATCGGTTCCGGAGAGCGCGCTTTGTCAGCGCCCCGCAGCGGGTATATCCCACAGGATCTGCTGATGACATCAGCGCCGGACAAGTAACCGGCCACCCTCCCGACACCACCCGCATGCACTCCCCTCCGCGCCCAACGGCAACCAGCGGAACGGATGAGTGCAGCCGAGTTTTGTTGGATCAACACCCGCCACTCTGGAGGCGACCATGGCAACCAGCTATGCAGACGGTGCGCAGGCCCGAGAGTGGGACAGGCGCTACGACGCTTGGGGGCGCGAGAAGAAATCGAAACCCAACGAGTTCCACGACTACGAGGCTGCCGAGCAGATGCGCACTCAGGCGCTGGCTGATCGTGCTGCCCGCGCAATCGAAGAGCGCAAAAGCCTGAAGCGGCGCATTGGCCTGGCCATGGCGCAAATGGAAGAGGTCTGTCCGCCAAGAGGAGGCGCAGCGTGAGCATTGAACAACGCGACCACCAGACGGCAGTTACCTGGATCGAAGGCGAGATCGACAACATGATCCGCGATTTGGGCCAGCCAAACGCCAGCTCGGCGGCGACATCGGCTATCACTTTGGCCTACCTGCTGCGCGTCATCGACGACGGCGAGCAGCGTCACTACAGGGCGCGCATCGACCAGATCTACGCCACCTATAACGAATCGATCCGGCAAGGAGCTGCAGCATGACGACCGCACCAGTTAAATCACTAATCGACGAGCAGCTCGACGAGATCGAATCGAAGCTGATCCTGCTGGGTTTCGGCCTACCGTTCAACGAGGTGATTGGCAAGTCACGCGAAGCTTTGGTCGCCAGCCTACCGCGCCATCTGGCCGCAACCATGAAAGGCGGCCGGATCGCGGTAAGGGTTCGGCCATGACTTCCTATCAGCGCGCAAAGCGCTTTTGGTTCTGGCGCGGCTCAGCCATCGCCCTGCTCTTCTTCACCGCCTGGATGCTGGCAAGCGCCTACTCCGGCCAGCTCACTCAATAACCCACACCTTCAAAGCTGCGTACCGCGCCGCAAGGAACTGTCATGTCCGCAAATACTAAACAAGCGCTCGCACAAGAATCGCTCGAAATGAGCGAAAGCGACGATGTGCAAAAATCTGTAGTCCCTGCGGTAGCCGTCACCGACATCGCCGAATATCGGCCGCACGAAGAACAGATCGTTCGCCTGGAAACCACTTACGCGAAGCTGGTCGTTGACTGCTCGACCAGCGAAGGCTTGGCGAATGCGAAGGAAGTTCGCGTCGATATCCGCGACGTGCGTTATGCCCTGGCGAACACCACCAAGACCGCGCTCGCTCCCTACCAGCAGAAAGTCAAAGATGCCCAAGCTCGCGTCAATCAGGTCAAGGAGTTCGGCGAGGCGCTGAAGGATCGAGTCTTGGCAATCGAGGCGCCTGTTGACGAAGCAATCAAGGCCGAAGAAAAACGCGTAGCTGATGCCAAAGCCGAGCGCGAGCGTGTCGAGGCTGAACGTGTCGAAGCCATCCGGGCAAAGATTACCCGCTTCAGCTCTGTCGCTGCCGCATATGCAAGCCGTAGCGCCGCCGATATCGCCGACATCCTGCAAGGCGTCAAGGTGTCGGTGATCCTGCCCGAAGAGTATGCCGAGTTCGAAGCTGAAGGCACCATCGCTCGCGACAACGCTATTGAGCAACTGGAGACGCTACACAAGTCGGCCGTTGAACGAGAAGAGGCTGCCGCCAAGCTGCTGGCCCAGCAGAAAGAACTCGACGAGCTGCGCGAAAAGCAACGCATCGCCGACGCGGAAGCTGAGGAACTGCGAAAGCAGCGAGCCGAAGAAGACCGCCTGCGGCTGAAGAAGCAGCAGGACGAACTGGACCAGCAGCGCCGCGACATGGAAGCCCAGCAACGCCAACAGCGCGAACGCGACGCGCAGTATCAGCGCGACCAGGAAGAACTGGTCCGTCTGCGCGCCCAGGCCGCCGCGCCAGCTCCAGTCACCCCGGTGGCTGCGCCAGTGGTCGCAGAGAAGGTCGAAGTCGTGCCCATCGGCGCACATGCGGCCGCTGCTCAATCCGACGACGTGACTACGACCGCCCCATCGGTTGACGACATTGTCGAGGTTGTCGCCCTGGGTTTCGACGTGGACCTCGACACTGCTCGCGCCTGGCTTCAAGCCATCCGCTTCTAACCACCCTTTCCATCTAAAGGCCGAACCACTCCTTGTCGGCCACGGAGAGCGCAATGACTGATTCAGACACCCAAGCACCAACCGGCCTCGCCACGTACCACGATCCATCCCACAACGCGGCGGCGCTCATTCTCGACCCAGGCACCATGAAGTCGATGAGCGACCTTGCTCTGATGATGTCGAAGGGCGCGACAACAGTCCCCAAGCATCTGAAGGGCAATCAAGCCGACTGCATGGCGGTAGTGCTACAAGCAATGCAGTGGCAGATGAACCCTTTCGCTGTCGCGCAGAAGACGTTCATCGTCAACGGCGGTGCATTGAGCTATGAGGCGCAGCTCGTCAACGCAGTGATCACCGCCAAGGCACCGGTCAAGGGTCGCTTGAACTTCGAGTGGTTCGGCAGCTGGGAAAACGTCATCGGGAAGATGCGTGAAGTTACCAGCAAAACCAAGAAGGACGAGGACACTGGCGAGTTCAAAAAGTACCGTGTTCCCGGCTGGAGCTTTGACGATGAGAAGGGTCTCGGGATTAAAGTTTGGGCAACCTTCAAAGGCGAAGACGAGCCACGCGTTCTGGAGCTACTGCTCACCCAGGTCCGCACGCGGAACTCTACGCTTTGGGCGGAAGACCCCAAGCAGCAGATTGCATACCTGGTGACCAAAAAATGGGCTCGACTCTTCTGCCCTGACGTCATCCTCGGCGTCTATACACCCGATGAGTTCGAAGACTCGTACGGCGGCGAAATCGATATCACCCCTGCGAAGCAGGCTTCAAACACCGCTGCCGCTGCTGGTGTGTCGTTCGGCCCGAAATCCCCATCGCCGGAAATCGACGGAGTATTCGCAGACCTTCTGGTCGTCGCGAAGCGGCAGGACATCGAAGCCTATGCGACAGCCTGGGCAGGTCTCAAGCCTAAGCAGCGCGCAGCGATCGGCCTGGAATGCCACGAAGCACTCAAGAACATGGCTGCAACCGTTGATGGCGACTTTACCGAAATGACCGGCAATAACGACGGCCTGTCTCAGGCCGAGGAAGCGGCGTAGTGAGAACGGAACTTCAGGGCACTGAAAAGTGGCATGCAGACCGATCTGGCCGTGTGACAGCCAGCCGGTTTAAAGACGTGATGGCCTGGGGCAAGCCTGACAAAAATGGGAAGCGCGAGCCTATGGGTGCGCGCACCTCATACATGCGCGAACTGTGCTTCGAGCGACTGGCAAAGAAGTCCAAGCACAACGTCAGCAGTGCTTCCATGAAGTGGGGTCACACCGAAGAACAGAAGGCTCAGGACGCCTACGAGATGCTGACCGGCAACATCGTCATACCGTCAGAGTTCATCGTCCACCCGAAGTACGACTGGCTCGGCTGCTCGCCAGACGGCCTGATCAACGATGACGGGGGCACCGAGTCGAAGTGCCCCTTCAATGAGGCGATTCACGTCAGGACATGGCTCGAAGGCATGCCCGAGGAACACATGCCGCAGGTCCAGGGCTGCTTGTTCGTAACGGGGCGGAAATGGTGGGACTTTCTGTCGTTCGATTCTCGCCAGGATGAGGAGTGTCAGCTCTACATCGAGACGATTCACCGCGACGAAGACTACATCGCCAACCTGCACAAAGAGCTGGTCCAGTTCAACCTGGAACTGAATCGCATGGTTGATGAGGTCGCGGACAAAGCTCGCGCGCAAGCCTATCGGTTAGGCGCGTGATAGTGAACAGGTTCGATATCCTCAAGCCAACGCTGGTCTCCGCCAAGGGTACCGACAGGCAATCGAAGCGCTCCTACGCTGAACGCACATAAAAAAAGCCACCTGCGTAGGTGGCTTTTCAATACAAGAAGCTCAGGTTCTATCAGTAGGCCTTGCCAGTCTTGTAGAAGTGTTCGAAGCAGAAGTTGGTGGCCTCGATGTAGCCTTCAGCGCCACCGCAGTCAAAACGCTGGCCCTTGAACTTGTAGGCAATCACGCAACCGTTTTTCGCCTGCTTCATCAGGGCGTCGGTGATTTGAATCTCACCGCCTTTGCCTGGCTCGGTTTGTTTGATCAGCTCGAAAATATCCGGCGTCAGGATGTAACGGCCGATGATCGCCAGGTTCGACGGGGCATCTTCCGGGGCTGGTTTTTCGACCATGTTGCGAACGCGGTACAAATCATCAGCGATCAACTCGCCGGCGATCACGCCGTACTTGTTGGTTTCCATCGGATCCACTTCCTGGATCGCAACGATGGTGCAGCGATACTGCTCGTACAGCTTGACCATCTGGGTCAGGACGCCGTCGCCTTCGAGGTTG